AGTTGACACAACACCACCGCTGTGCGCCCACCAGCGGGGAAGGGAGAATGAGACGTGGAAGATTTGCAAAAGAAGATTGCCAAACTGCCGACGTGGGCACGCGAGCACATCAGGGTTCTTGAAGCGGCGGCCGAACCGAACAACCGCGAGTTGATGATGCTGCGCGGCAAGGTATCGATGGCGGAAAAAAACGTCGCAAAATTTAGGGACCAGGTTGACGCAATGACCGAAATCTTCCGCTGCGCCGCTCGTGGCGGCAGCGAGACCGCCAAGGCATACATCGATAAGGTGCTGGCGGATTACGAGATTGACACGACATCGCAACCGAAACTGGCCTATCCGCAACGATAGCCAGCGTCATCATGGCCCAGCACGTCACCACTGAAGACGTGGTAGACGCCGCTGGTGACCTGCTGGAGTTGACGTTGTGGTACGCAGGTATGTTGCCTGCGGATCAGTGGAAACCGTAACTTTTTGTGGAGAGAGAAATGGAAAAGTGCAACTGGTCTGAAAATCGTGTGTGGTGGCTGCATTGCGGGAAGGACAGAACCGGGCCGTTCTCGACTCGCAAGGAAGCCGTTGCCTTTGCCAAATCGGCAGAAGGTAAGCGGGAGTTGCCGCCAGAAGGTAAATGGGAGCCGCGCAAGTCATCGTAGCGAAACGCCGCACACCACCGTATCACAATGACACAGTTGCCCGCCACGAATTGGCGGGTAGAATCACCAAACGTGATTATTTACAGGGTAAACGCGAATCCATGCCAGTGGCATGGGGAGTGCATTAGGTAGTGTCGAGTGAGTGAGTGAGTGAGTGAGTGAGTGAGTGAGTGAGTGAGTGAGTGACGCGAACCAACCAAGGAGATGACCGATGACGACTTACAATCTTGGCGACATTGTGGAAACCTTCGACGGGCGCAAGGGCAAGGTGATCGACAACGGCGGCGGCATTTACACGGTGCGATTCCTGGACGGCAGCGAGTCCCGGTACGACGCCGGATGCCTCACGCTAGTCCGGGCCGCCGCCTAACCCACACCACCACCACGAACGGGAGATGACAATGGCGACGACTGAAACCACAAAAGACTGGGAAGCCAGGATGAGCAAAGATCGCTGGCACAAGCGGTGCCAGGAGTTGAACGGACTGGCAGACCGCCCCGGCACGTACAGCGTCAGTTCCAACAACCGCCTATTCGTTTTTATCGACAATGTTCCACACGCTGTTGATTGGAACGGCAACGTGCTGCACCCCTGGACGTCGGCCGATCAGTCAGCCCCTGCAATGTAGGAGTGGACGATGCTTCGCCGCCAATTCACCCTTGACGAGTATTTCGCCTGGGTCCTGTGCGCCGCCCGCGTTCGGGACAAGGTGGACCGCGAGCTTGGCCTGCTGATGCTGGCCGCGGCCGACGACGACAGCCAATGGCCAGCAGTCCACGACCGCCTGAACGTGATCGGCGATTTCAAGGGAGCCGACAGGCTCAGGAGGATTATTTCATGAGTCGCTTAAACACCTTTCGCCACTTCCCTTGGGAAGTGGCTGGATTTGAGTCGGTACTGCCTTATTGTGAGATTTTCGCGGATCGTCACTGTATATGTGACGATTGCCCGCGAGAATTGAGAGACTTGGCGGCGGCGTTCTGTGCCGCCAGGAATGCGGCCGCTAACCAATCCGCGTTAGCGGCCTACCGCGCGGGCTTGCTGCCGTGACCACCCACCCAGGCCCCACGGGGCCGCAACTGAAGGGATGATGACGATGGACCGGACCATTGAACAATTGATGGAGCTGGGGGGCCGACAGGCTGCGTAAGATTATCGGATAAACAAGGAGAAAGTCATGGCAACGAAAACGATCAAGTGGCAACCGTGCAGCGAACCAACCGACCATAGCCAGTGGCTCACGCCGCCTGCATGCCAGGGGCAAATTGTACTGGTATCCTACGCGAGCGGTGAAGACGGCGTTATCTTCCGCCGCGCTTGGGACCAGTCCAGCGGCAAGCGGACCTATGCCAAACGTCTGCTGGCCGATGACGAGTTGTTCGAGCCGTGGCAGATGGAACCGGAGTAACCGATACATGGCATGGGCCGGATTAGTAGTCCGCGTGCCGCACACTTCTGCGTCCCAGAAGCGGCTTCCCATGCCATTTTTACTTGGCCGCTCCGGTGGAAACCTACGGGCGCTAATTGGTGACCCGCGACAATCCCGGAGCGGCCTACTTTCAAGGAGTGACGACGATGAGCAACGAACAATGGTCCTTGGCCACTAGCGAAATGGCACAGATGCTAGGCAGTATGTACGGCACCATGACGGAGCATTACGAACGCGAAGCCGTCAAACGCGGAATCACCATCGACCAGTTGGCGGCCAGCGCCATCACCGAGATGATTCGAGAGCGGCTGGAAGCGTACCAATCTTTCTCTGGCGGCGAAGCCAATGCGGACGGAAGCACGGTTTGGGATGATGCCTAGTGCCGCGGCGCATTGCCGCCAAGGAGTGACCACGATGCAAGCGTACCTGATTACGATGACACATTCATTGTTCGGCCAACTCGAATGGGTAGTTCGCGCCAGCAGCGAACAATCAGCAAGAGAGCGTGCCGAAGGCGGACGCTACGCCGGTTGGACCATCGCGGTACGCGCTGTGACCTAGTGCCGCGGCGCGTTTCCGCCCTTGCGTGCTATCGCCGACCGTTCCGCCGCCGACAGCGCCCGTGCCCGCGCGGGACCACCACGCAGGCCACCGAGCCTGCCAAGGACGCGGGCGGCTTGTGTGACGCGACCCTTGCTGGGTTTGGTCTCTTTCGCCATGATATACCATACCTTTATTTTTGGAGATCGCAATGAGTAAGCCATACGACGCCGAAGCCGAGCGACAGGCGACGGAAGCACGCCTTGCCGCCTATGTCGAGCGAGAACGCAGTCCAGCATACACAGACAGCGATGCAGGTTCCAGAGCGCTCAACTCGCCTGAGCGCTCGACAGTTGGTGGTTACGGTTCCCACAAGGAGTACGTCATCCACCGAACGGGCAACATCCCCTTGGCGTTCAACGGCCGCGTGCTGGCACGAGACAGCAACCACGAGACAAGCCACCTTGACGGCGCAAAGCGATGGCACAGCATCACGGTATACCAAACGACGGGCGGAAATTTTGTGGCACAACTGGATTACACCAGCGACTTCGGGCAGGAGTTACCGTTCTCGACAGCGTTCATCGGCGAAGACGCAGGCGACCTTGTGCGGCAACTGTACCACCTGCGCTTCAGCTACGTCCAGGGATACCCGCCACGCAACGAATACAGCGACAAGCAGCACAGGTTGATGACACACATTAACCTTGAGTACCTGGACCTGCTAAACCGAGTCGTGGCGGAAGCGTTTCCAGATGCCGTGGAAAGGATTGAGTGACAGCGTTCAAGACGTATGAGCGGTGAAGCATAGGGGAACACATGGCGACGTTTGAAATCTACGGGGAACGCTACAGGTCGATACGTCCCAGGAAGTCCGTGCCAGTATTCATCCGCTACGGACTATTCAAGGGCATGCGCAGAAGCAGCAACCACGCGACGGGCGAAGCGGAAAGCGGCGTGTCGGTCTATCCAGCCAAGCTGGTCGATGGCCACACCGTAACGCTGGCCGATGATGCCGAAGTCTGCGAAGCGCTCGTTGGCCAAGGACGCCTGTGCTTCCCGGTGACGGGTACTGTTGTCGATACCGGATCGGATGGAGAGCCTGTCATCCGTGGCATAACTATGCTCGCGTATGCCGTGGACATCAAGTGCAAAAGGTGAACCACCAATGACAGCATGGGATGAATACCTGAAGGGACTGGACGACGACACGCGGCAATTAGCCAACGACTGGCTTGCGACGCGACCACCGATGATTCAGGCGGCATTCAAACGCTTTCCACCGGGGACAAGACTGTATAAGGATGGCAAGGCTCTCTGGATGGTCGGCATCAAGGAAGGAGAAGACGGAGAGTTCGCAGGCTTGCTCGTGTCTAACATCAATCCGAGCGACGATTACGAAGGTGCCACGCAGAATACGCAGTTCGTGTGCTCCGACCACTTCTCTGGAGAATGACCATGGCCAAGAAAAAGACCGCTACCGACTCCAAGGAAAAGGATCTGTACCGCCCCGAAGAAGCCGTGACCGCGCTGGGGTACAAGGTGCAGACGCTGGAAGCACAGGTCAAGGAAATAGGCGCCGCCATTGCCATTGTCACCAAAGGCGTTGCAGATTTGGCGACATTGTTTCCAACGTGCTGCACCGCCTGCAAAGGATATGGCGTCGTACCACGGACCCTGTTCAGCGGCGAAGGTGAGCGCCACACCTTTGAAGCGTGCAAGCCGTGCTTCGGCACGGGGTTGGCGCGCAACCAGTGCTCCAACTGCCAGGGAAGCGGACGGTCGAAGTACATACACAAGGGGTCCACTGTGCCGCAGGAAGATGCGTGCCCTGTGTGCCACGGTACGGGAAGGACGAAACCGGGATGAAGACACGCGGTAAGAAGATGGGGCCAGCAGACGTTATCGACATGCTGCTGTCGTGTTTCAACGAGAGCGAGTCCAATGGTTTTGAAGTCGCTGAAGCGTGCGGCGCAAGTTGGCACACGGCTGAAGGCGTAACTCCCAAATTGATTTTCGTTAAAGATTGTGTGATGATGTTCGAGATGCCGGACGGTTCACAAGTACGCATCAATGCGACGAAGGTGAGATCATGACCATCAAGCCAGGCGACCGCGTGTACTGCAAGAGAGACGAATGCTGGGCAACCGTGCAAGAGATAGCACGAACGCCAGCAACTGGAAAAGAAGCAATATGCCTGCTAGGCGACGATGGACCAGTAACCCCATGAAGGAAACCACATGAACTTCGCGTGTCCCCAGTGCAAGACCGACTTCTCCACCGACGCCGAAGAAGCCCATTGCCCGAAGTGCGGATTCCACGTCTACGGATACACGGCTTCGCTCACGGAACGCCTGAGACATTCCCGCCGCACCAATGGCGACTTGGCCAAGATGGAACCAGCCACGCCCATCGCCACGCCGCCAGCAATCTCCGCCGACGTGCGTGCCGCCATCGTTTTGACCGGGGAAGAATGTGCCCGCATCGCCGAGAAGGAGTTCGACCACGGACCATCGGCGTTCGCCCTGGGAGCTGCCATCATCGTCGCCAGGAAGATACGCGAAGGAATCAAGGCCACCATCGAGCAGCTGAACCTGCACGTTGCCAACGACTGCCCCGTGTGCGGCCAATTCATCAATTCCCAGGGCTTCGGCATCAGGCGCAATTCACACTGCATCGAAGGCCACGAGTGGCATACCTGTACCGTTCACGGTAAGTTGGTGTTGGGCAATGTGCCTGACGGGACGCTGTTTGTTTGCACCTGCGAGTCAGTTGATACCCCGGTATCAACTGGGGGCGAAAAAGCAATAGCGAGCAGCGGTCAACACAGATGAGCGGTGAAGATGGCGTTGCGATAGTGCTATAGGTGGGACAAAATGTCCCACCTATAGTTTATAATCAATGAGTCTCGTCTAGTTACCAAGGAGCAACACCATCAAATGCCCACAATGTAGCACCGAATGCTGGCGTGAAAAGGCGAACCTTGGCCGCGGTCTGCATTTCGGACCCTGGAACTGCGACAACTGCGGTTGGTATGAAGGCCACGAAGCGAATGCGGCCATCGACGCTGACCGCGAGCAAATCCAGGAAGGCGATGCACGCTACTACAGACCACCGGGAGTGTCGGACGTCTGACCTTCCACGCGCAGTGGCTCCTTCGTCGCCGGTCCAACCGTGACTTCGGTTTTTGTTTCCGTTACCTTCACTTGGGCGCCGCCATCGCCCATAACTTCACGAACGGCAAGCCCAAGAACTTCGGCCTTTGCCGCTGGGCTGAGCTTGTTCAACCAGCTGGCATCAGGCTTCCTGGTTTCGCCCGTGCCGTCTTCTTCCGCTTGCTGCATCTTCTTGGGCATCGCGTATGACAACAGCACGTCGGCGGCACGCGCGGCATCGCAGTCGCGGGAGTCGGGGTCCTGCACGATTTGCAGCAACCGCGTGGCGGCGGCATGGCTGTATTGCTGCACCATCCCTATCGCGTTCTGCAAGACAGCGAAGCGGGCCTTGGCGAGTGCCTTCTTGAAGTCGTCGCGCTTGTGCCAGCGGTGGAGCGTAAATTCGCTCATGCCCAATTCGCTGGCCACTTGGCGCATGGACTTCGGTTCGCATGCCGACAGCATGATGATGGCCTGGTGCATCTTGTTTAGGTGGTCGGTATCGGCTTCGTCGCTCTTTCTCCTGTTCCTTTCAGGGTGGTATAAACCATCGAAGTCAAGGTCGCGGTAGGTCAGGGCATCGGGGTCGTGCATGGCTCAGTCCTTGCGAAAGGGGCAACCAACTTCGTGGCCGAACAGGAGCGACAGGCAGGTACAGGCGTCCTTGGATGCGGGCGAGTCTGGCAGCATGAATATGTCATTGTGAACATCGTAGGCGACACCATTGGCCAATTGTTCCATCTCGACGAAACTTGGCGCACCGATGCCTACCATCTCGATGCTGACGTAGGCGTACACCATCTCGTAGGATGATTGCGGTGTCCGCTGTACTGATGGAAGTGGCGTATCGTCGAACAATTCGGCCAAGATACGGTCGATGTACACTTCGGCAGTGAAACGTGGAATGTCTTTGGCACTGGAGAACAAACAACGCATGCCTGCGTGAAGACAAGCAGGAACCGACTCGCCAAGGAAGATAGGCAACGTGGCGGTGACGCTGAGTTTTTCTATGGGCGCGAACGAACAAACACCGGGGAACACGCACTCTTTCACCTTCATCGTGAAGTGCAGCGGTCCCAACCGCTGGCCACCTTCCAAGAGCAGTTCCCCGAACTTGCCTTCCGCGAAGATTTTCTTGCCCATCGTGCCACCTGTTTCGTTTTGCCACACTTGAACCTGTTCGCCGTCAATTGTACAGTGGAAGAACACAACCGTCAAACCACACGAGTGCAACCAATGGACGAGAAACCAGACCGATTCAAGGAGTTGATGGCACGCGCCCTTGCCAGCGTCGAAGCCGACGAGTTCCGCAGTATCATCGGAGAGTCAATTAACAAGTGTATCCAGGACTACGACATGAAGCGACTCATCAGCGCCGCCGTCGAGCCGATAGCGCTGCAGATGCTCAAGGACATGCTGAACAAGCCAGAGATGGTAGAGATGATAAAGGACAGGGCATGGGCACAATTGCGTGCCCTGGTGATGAACTTCACCGTGAGTCCGGGAAGGGGGTATTGATGGCCACATTCCTGCTACTGACAGATGCAGACGGCAGCGAACAGTTCTACGTCAACGCCGACATCGTGCAGTTCATGAAGCGCGAAGAAGCAAGGACAGTCATCGACTTCCACGGCGGAACGTCTTACGTCAAGGAAACGCCCGCTGAGATCATGGCGATGCTGGAGCGGCGTGAAGGAAACGTCCGCAAGAACGGTACGTTTGAAGAATTTACACACCTTGCCACCAACGATGGCTATGCACGTTGCGGCGACGCCATCACGATGCACACGATGCCCACATTCGTCACTTGTCCAGACTGCATGCGAATGATGGAAGATATGCCTGAAACGCCGATATGGTGAACAATGAGTAAAACCGCCACCGACCTGATGGCCAAACTGCACGCCGAGAATCCGTACCACCACGACGAGCACGAAGGATACAACGCGCTGCCCAAGCCGCAAGTGTTGACGATGGACAAGACGCTCCAGATGATGATACGCGGCAGTTGGCCACGTCTCATCATCGAAGTCGGCAGCTGGACAGGCGCATCAGCAGTGACGATGGCAACCGTGCTGGACGACCAAGACGACATGAGCAAGGAATACGACCACGCCATCATCTGCGTCGATACCTGGCTAGGCAGCACCGAGCACCTGATTGAGCACCAGATGAAACAGTGCGGCCACGAATGGGACATCCGTCCCTACACGGTCAACGGACGCCCGCAACTGTACCAGCAGTTCTTGGCGAACGTGCTGCACTACGGCGTACACGACATCATCGTCCCGTTCCCAGCGACAAGCCGCGTGGCATCGCGGGTACTCAGGTACCACGGGGTAACGGCGGACTTCGTGTACATCGACGCCGGGCACGAAGAAGAAGACGTGTACGACGACCTGATTCACTGGTGGCCGCTGGTGACGCCTGGCGGCATCATGGCGGGGGACGACTTTGACCTAGCGTGGGTCGGCGTCGTGTGCGCTGTGAACCGATTCGCAAAGAAACGTGGGCTGACCATCAGGACCATTGACAGCAAGTGGATGTTGCAAAAGTGGTCGGCAGACACGCCGATTCCGTACAGCGAAGAAAGAATGGAAATGGCGACAGACGACCCACGGATTGAGCGGTTCCTGAGCGTGCCGGAAGGGGACAAGCCATGAACGTGAAACTGACATTGACCGAAGATGAAGCGGCCTACCTGGAGCGCGTGATAGCCCTGGACAAACACATGCCCAAGCCGATGCTGCCCGTCATCGAGAAACTTCGTGCCGCACGCGATGCCGCCACACGCCAAGGAAAGTATCCCATGAACGTCGATTGGGCCGACTTGTCCGAAGAAGACCGCCGCCGCGTGCGGCTGTCATACATTGACAAAAGCTACGCCGAGAGCATCACCATCAGGCAACTGACACGCTCCGGGATGCCAGAAGACGTGCGCATCCTTTCCTATGAAGGTTCGCCACGGGGATGGTGCCTGAAACTGTGGAGCCTGGACTTCTCGCCGGTGGAACCTGGCACGCCGATACCGGAAGCGGTGGTTAACCTGTCATGACCAGCGACGAACGTAAAGCAGTGGTGAACCGTGCCCTTGAACTGGCCGAAGCGGAACTTGTCGAGATGCGGAAGATATCCCCAATCGGCGGCGCTAACGAGCATGTGTGCTGGATAATCTATCAGGAACTTGAGAAAGCGAGAAAGGCACATGGAACCCATATCGACAACTGGTTGCGTTGAAGCCAATCCAGGAGCGTACATCCTGCCAGTCGCCTACGTCCAACTGACGGCCGCTGGCGAACCAGTTCTTGCCAAGTGGTGGCAGTGGGTGGAACCGACAGTGGCAACGCAATCTCCGCGATGGGTGCTGGTGAGCAAGTATTGAGTCACTTCGCCTTGCGTCGTTCTGGCGCTGGCAGTACCATGTCGTCGTCTCATCCTTCCTGCGGGGTGCCAAATGCGAGTTGGCATCCCGCTTCCATTTGCGCGCAAACAACTTAAAGGTAGTTACTACATACCTAATGTGTTATTAACGAACAAAAGACGAAACCGCTTTGTACTATGATTGTTGCGACGAAAATAAAAACAAACCACCTTTGCTTAAAAGCGCGAACTGCAAGAATTGGCAGTTGATTTACTGCTCGAAAGCAATGGACATTTCATCCACTGCCGATTGATTTCGTTGCTCTTTTGATACGCCACGATGTATCATGTCGAGACAGAGAGCGAACCAATGGCGCCCCGGAAAGGCGGCAGCAATGGCGGTATCACGTCGCGGGCAAAGAACAAGGGTGCGGGACTGGATCGGTCCCGGAACCGTACCATCTGGTTATCGGTCGGTTAATCAAGGACCGATGACGCCGATACCAGACTTCACAGGGCGACTGCACAATGATACCGTTGTCGATTCGGCAGCTGCCGCACGCGACTTCGACTACCTGCTAGGTGCATTGCGGAGCAAAGCTCCTGGGATGTGGGTGGACAACAAGGTCGAACTGACACGCCACTTCACGTCGAGCATTTTTTTGGCGCTCAATACGATGTGCAACCAGGCAGCTGCCGCAGAAATGCGCATCATGGAAATCACCGACGACCCAGAAGTGGGGGATGTGGAACTAGGATGGGACGAACCTGCGGTGCAGTTGTTCGATCAGCCCAACGGAGACGATGACGGACCAGACTACATCTACTCCACGACCCAGCAACTCGGACTAACCGGCTCAGCGTTGCTCTGGTATCCAGGGATGGGCGACGACAGCGACCCAAGTTGGTCGCCCACGGAATCCTACGTGATACCAACGGCCACAGCACTGCCGTGGCCACCTTCACCCGTTTATCCCAACGGCAGTTACCTTGTGCAGCCGTACTGGCCATACGGACCTTTCAGTACAGTCCCGTCGTACCAATCGGCTGCCGGCGCTCGCATCCCTGCGGAGCAGATTGTTCACATAAAAAACCAGCATCCCCTGCTTCGCTACAGCGGTTATTCAGCGCTCACGGCTATGCAGCGGCAAGTCGATACCATCGAAGCCATCGACCTTTCCCGGTTGACGACCCAGCAGAAGGGCGTCGATTGCACCGTGGCGTTGACGATGGACCCGGAGATACTCAAGCCCAACCAAATCGACATGGAGCGCCTGCGGAAGCAAATAGAAGCCGTCGCGGCAGGCCCGCAGAACGCTGGCAAGATCCTGTTCATCCCCGCTGGCATCAAGGCCGACAAGATATCCAATGCCCCTGCGGAAATGGCCTGGACGGAAGGCTGGAATCAGGAGCTTGGGATTATCCTTGCGGCTTTTGGAACGCCGAAAGCGGTAGCTGGGATGAGTGACGATACCAGCTTCGCCAACCTGTTCGCATCGCTGAAGCAGTATTACATCCTGTCCCTGCAACCGCTCCTGAGAAAGTTGGGTTGGAAACGCGGCGGCAAACTGACCCGCCGCATCCTGCGCCCCTACTTCGGCTCGCGGTTGTACCTGTCCCTGACCCCAGAGCGCATCGACGACCGCGACCTGCTGGAGAAGCAGCTGTCACTTGACGTGCAGGCTGGCAACGTCCGCAAGGTCAACGAGTACAGGAAGCACCGGGGATTGCCGCCACTTGACGGACCAGAAGGCGAAGCGTTCGTGGGCAAGCAGCAGGACAAGGAAGGCGGCGAGATTCCCGTTGGCATGACGGGAAAGCCAGAAGACTTGCAGAGCGGTTACGAAGGGGACAGGACACACGGGCGGCTCAACTCGCCGCTGGCCAACGAGCGGAACCGCACGAAGAATCCAGCGGGGAAGCATGCCATCGGACCAAGAAAGAGCTATCATGAAGACAGGTTGGCGGCCGCGCTGGACACGGCCAAGCACAACGGACACGCTTCACGGATTGACAAGTACGACGATGGGGCAGCGGAGTTTCTCAGGAAGTCGCGGCGATGATGCAATCACCAAGGGACATGGAAGAACTGGAATGCGTCGGTGGCCCATTACACGGGAGCAAGGTGTGGTGCAACGTAAACTCGTTCACCATGATGGTGCCAACATTTCCTGCGGTTCGCCCAAACGGATTGGAGCAAGCCATCGAAGAATTGTTGACGTACAAAAACGCCGTGTACCAGAAGGAACTCTGGCGTAGGGCAGACGGCACTGTCATCTGGAAACTGCGATACCAAGAGCCGAAGCCAATGGTGGAGATTTGCTTCATCGGACCCAAAACATGACAGAAAAAATCTACCTGCCGCTACCGGCATCACCAGAAGACGTCGAGAACTTTGTTAACGAACGCTTTGTGGGCACCCTTGACCTTGCTTGCGACCACGGCGTCACCTTTGACAATAAACAGGCAGAAGGGTTGACCGCCGCCGATGTGCGGAAGCGTTGGCCAAGGTTCAGCGGGCAATGTCCACGTTGCGGGTATGTCGGTATCGCTTACGCATCCTATGCACACATGCTCGCAGGGGATTGGTGATGTTCGTCTGCCTGAAATGCTGGGATGCCACCGAGCCGCCGCTTGCCATGCGTTATCTGGGCAATTGCGAGATGTGCGGCAACCACCGCGAGTGCATGGACGTTGCTTCCGGTGTGAATCGTGTCTGGGATGCGCGGGACCGCGAACGGGAAAGTCGAGCGATGAAACCACCATTCAATGCAGTGCCGCACAAACCGATGACGGCAGCAGAGTACACCGAAGGCCATCCCGACATCGACTACGACAAGCTGCACGACGCCTGCATCTACGCCATACAGCAGATGCACGTCGCCGCCATGAAGGATGCGGAAGATGCACCCATGTCGGCGGAAGAGCACCGCAGCATGGCCTACAGGCGTCTCAGGGACGCGATGAGAACGAAACCGTAATGCCAATAATCGTCACTCCTGCCGTCGATTGGGATGCCAGCTGGCTTGACCTGTTGAACCAATTCGCTCTGCGGCCACCTGAAATCGTTGACAGGGGCGTACTCAGTATCACGCCGCCACCGAAAGGACGACTTGTGTTTCCCAAGGACTTCTCAAAGGCTGTGCGGTATTGGAACGGTGAAGAATGAACGACAACCTTGGCGCCCTTATCGTCCCAGGATGCGACAGCGCATGGCAATGCCCCAATTGTGCCGCACTGGTTGGCGATGGCATCCATGTCAAGACATGGCAAAGGACGAAGACAGCGGCAACCGACGCATGCCCGGTTTGCGGTCACGTTGGTCTTGTGTGGCGCTCGACGGACGCCATCCTTGAAGCGTGGGCACTGGCGATGGGAGAATGACAATGGGCGTTGACTGGTATCCGTGCAACTACTGCGGTCGCACGTTCCCCGATTGCGGGGACTACGTTTTGTGCAGTGGCAACGACGGTAACTGCGGTACGGAGTGGTGCTCTGACAAGTGTGCAGAAAAAGAAGGATACGTCAGAGCGGCTTTGCAATGCAACCGTGCTTTTTGAGCGGGTTGCATTGCACGCCGGGTTGATTCCTTGCACGTCATGATGTTTTATTGCAGACAAGGCCATCAGTCAAAATGGCGGTTGCTCCAGCTGTTAGGTTCTGTAAAATGCAGCTGTCCAGCCGAAGACCTCGATCGAGATGTGACGGACATGGTTATCAACATTCAATTCCAGGCAGCATCCGACTTGCTTTGGGAACTTTTCCGGGAACTGCCAACCGAAAAACGCGCGTTGTTCTCAGCTCGCATCAACAACGTGTCATCGCAGCTCTTCCACCCCAATTTAGACGGGGCCATTGTCTTTTCCGTGGGCCTTGACAGCACACTCCATCGGGACGACGGGAAAAGCCAGGGGCGAGTTGATGCAGCTTCGCGTTGACAACCTGGAAAAACAGGCATTTGGCGAAGCGGCGCAGCTCGCCGGTCTCAGCGTCTCAGGATGGATGCGAGAACGGTTGCGCGAGTCGTGCAAGGAAGAGTTGCAGGCATCGGGAAAGTCCGTGGCATTTTTATCTTCGCGCGCTAGGCCGAAAAATGGTAACGTATAGGTGCGCTGGCAATGGGCGCAGCAGCGTTAGAGTCTAACGTGCTGCGTCAAACAGGGGTGGGCCACCAGGGTCGAACTGGCATCTCCGGAATCAGAGTCCGGTGTGCTACCGTTGCACCACACCCACCACATGTCAGGCGGGTGTTATAACACCCGCCTGATTTGTGACTGGGTTTAGGGACACCTTGGAATACGCTGGACTTCTTGAAGGAAACAAGTTAAAGTTATCTAAAGGTGAGCAAGAAGCTGATCTGAATGCCAGCATGACGCATACTGCAAGCCCCGGCGTAAAAGACAGCTGGCAAGTGCCCAAATGGCCGCAAGCCGGTGGAATTCCTGTGCAAACTTCAGGCAATCCAGTGGTGATTGAATCCGTCGCTGGCGTGACGACTTTCCGTGATTTGCCCATTACGCTACCGAGCAATCTTGACATTGCCGTCCTCCGCGTACCTGTGCCCATGACGCCGCAAGACTTCAAGACGCTGGTCAACACGCTCAACGCTATGGAAAAATCGTTGGTGCGACAGGACCAGACTGGCGGGTAGTGAAGGACATGAACTGCGAAAGGCGTGGATTTGCCGATTTTTCGTTTATCGCAAATGCAAGCAGCGAAATGTGTTGAAAAAAACTGTTTCGAGCTTGTAGAATTGCTCGGTTGAAAAAAAGGCGTCTGGGGCGGGTCCGTATCGGTCCCGCAAGAGGCGCGTTGCGTCTCGGCCCAGTCGCATTTCTTAATTATCGGTCTTCACGGCATAATGTCAAGAGAAAAACCGCGTGGGATGGGTAGGTGATTTATGTATTACATGTGCTATCTCGACGAGTCAGGTGTTCAGGAGAACACCGGCACATCCCATTTTGTCCTTGTTGGCCTTGCTATTTTAGCTGAACACTGGAAACAGTACGAAAACCAAATAGCCCAGCGAAGATGACTTATCTCCTTGGCCAGATGAAAATGACAAGGCAAGAAGCAGTAAAACATTGCCTTGAAGCGGCAAAGGAAGCAACACCGTGACCACCAACCGTGTCGTCAACGACGTGCCCTACTGCCACTGTTCGGCACGCATGGACTACGCCCGCCACGTCATCGCCGTGGCGACGACTACCGGGTACACCATCGCATCCGAAGTGTATACTTGCGCCAAGTGCCACACGTTCGCGGCTGTACCGAAGACGTGGACGCCGAACAACGGGATGAAGTAACGTCGTTTTCTACTGGCACAAATGTGCCAGTAGAATTTTCTTCAATTTCACGGCCATTGTGCCATGTTTCTGGGTCGATATTTTTTGGACCGAAAACGATGCCTGCTGACCACGCCTACCTTTGCACCTTCCGCGACCACGGTTGCCCAGACCAAAGGTGCGTATTGACGGGCATCGGCACGGGCCACGCCATTGAGACGCTGCGGCGCAAATGGAAGTCGCTGGACACCATCCACATGGAACGCATACGGGTTGTGCCGCCTGCAGCTGGCGTGTTCAACCCCAACGTGATATACATGGTCGCAAAGCGCAAGAACGCGGCCACGCTCATGGAAGCGGTGCTTGATCGGTTCGTGACAATGAATCCTGATTGGAACGCACTACGGGCGCAACTTGGGGATGGAGAAGATTACGGCGTCGAGAAACTGGAGTATGTCCGATGACGACCACCACCACCGAACCGAAAGTGTACCGCGTCGAAGAAGAAGCGATGCGGAACCCACCACCTGACCTAATCAAGGGCATCCAGAACCGCCTGCTGCACATCGCCTACCGTGAAGTGCTCAAGGGTTTGATGGAGCGCGGTGGACGCTGGACGTTTGAAGCGGCGATGGGGGAAGAACCTGAGGAAGAAGGACGGGTGCGGTTGTGGTGCGAGTTGCGGTTTGAGAAAGCGGCGGAAAAGGAAGTGATTGATGGATAAGGCTACGTCTCAAGCACTCATCGAATATCTCAACGACCTGCAAGCCTTGTGTGCTGCCTACACCAAAGACTTGCACAAGCACGATGGGAAATACCATGAGTTCATGAGCAAACAGATTTTGCAGCACGAAAGAGCCATCGAGCGCGTCGAAAAAATGCTTGATAACAGGACAGTTTGCGATGCCGACAAAGTGGATGATTGATGCCAAGGGCAGCGGCGGCGATGGTGGCGACAAAACCACCAAGGAATATGCCATGCAAGTGCTCGGTGGTAACGATGCCGCTTTCGCCGCACTGATAGACATGCAAGGCGGACTGTCCACTTCCGTCCAGAAACACATAGCCGACATGGGCTATCAAGCATCTGACCGTGGTGCAGGCGGTGGAGATTGGCACGTCGGCGTTGGCTTCAACGTCCTTGATGATGCCGTCCAATACCTGGACGCCATGACAAGGACGTTCGCAGCCGCCATCGCTGCTGGTATGCTGCGGTTTGAACTGAAGACGTGGACACGGTCAATGTGGAAGCAACATGGAATGTAACTGGCAGTGGCTCACCGTTTTATTCCGCGAACCGTGCATGCACGTCCGCTTCAGGGTGGCACTGCATGATGAACAATTCCCAGTCATGGCCACGCTCTTGCCCGTCTGGTGCGAGCCTGACAAGGAACCGCGCACCATCGGCGTGACAAGAAAAGGAAGCTCCATCTGCTGGAGAGACGGCTTCTACATCGACCTTCTTGAACGCAACTGACTGCCACTTCACATTTTCCCACTTGACTTTACACGCCGCACCAATCTATCTTGTGTGTATCAGTTTGACACAGGTGGCGTATCAAAACGGTGACGGTCGTGAATGAACAGGAACTCAAGGCCAACTTGCAGGACACACTGGACACACTGGTCCACCTTGACCAGCAGTACGCACCGGGGAAGTTGCTGCCAGCAGACCTTGCGACGTTCCTGCAATCGTTCCTGGACAACGAGTGGCACCTGCAAGACCTGCACCGGCGGTTGTCGCAGAAGGTGAAAACACCGCTGGGGCGGACTGGTTGACATGCCAAGGCCAACAAAAGGCGAGACTGAGCAAGACTTCGTGAGCCGCTACGTCAGCGACCCAGAAGCGATGCGTAAGTATCCACAGGTAGACCAACGGTTAGCAATCGCTTACTCGCTCTCGAAGAAACGCCGCAAGAAACGCCGTGGACGCATCGGCAAGGAACTCTGGCCATACGCCCGCAAGTTGTTCGACGGAGAAGTTTCGGCTCTGGACGCCGCCCCAGGCAAGATAACGACCAACAAGTCCACCATGTCGGCCAGAGCCGTGTTCGCCACGACGACGCGGGACCGGGTTGGCGACGTGCTGGAAGTCAGCGGCATCCTTTGTGAAAGCCACCGGGGCAGTCCGGTTGTGACGTGGAACCACGCGATAACCTTCCCGCTGCCAATCGGGAAGACCATCGACAGGGCAGGCAACTACACCGTCACCTGCGATGCCGAACTCGGCGAAGCTACTCAGGAGACGTTCTTCAGCCAGTCCCTGCCGATGGCGGCGCAGATATTCGGCCTGATTGACGAAGGCATCGTCAACGCCAACTCCATCGGCTACCGGGAGTTGAAGTCGAGTCGCCTTCCGCCAAGCGACGTGATGCTGAACACCGTCCGTCGCAGGGATGCCCCAACGGGAAAACATATTGAGAGTTGTGAACTCTTAGAAATAGCTTGGACGATTGTCGGCGCAAACGGCGAGTGCGTCCGCGAGATTGTTGACCGCGACACCATCGACGGTAAACGGTTGGCCCCCTGCATCAAGAGCATGCTGATGCCACTGGCAAGACCGAAGAAAGTCTGGTCGCCCGGCGCGACCCTGGAGAACACCGCAATGGCCAAAGCCATGACACCCCAATCCGCCACCGACGAGACCACCGGCGGCGCGCTGCGGAACAAGAAACGCGACCCGATGGTCGAAGACACCGACCCAGCATCGGAAAGCCTGCACGAACAGTCTGACAAGGAGACCGCTGGCGAGACACAGCCGGACGCCGAAGGGGAGATCACCGAAGTCGATGAAGGGCAGGTCGAACCGCTCGGCGTCAAGTCGCTGCGGGAGTACCACCACGACCTGGGAAGGATGCACCACCACTACTCCAAGGACATGCACCTGCAAGAACACGAGCCGTACAAGGTGCTCATGGGTGACCACCTGGAGCGGTACAAGGGCATGGCCCAGGAAGTACGCGACCACTTCGGCAAGCACCACACCGACTTCCCGGAACTCGACATGAAGGGGTGGGACGAAGAAAACGAACAGGCCGCCGAACACGACGAGACCGAACCAGAACGCGCCGCTGGTGCAGACGAGACCGCCGAAGTCGCCAACGAGCAACAACCCGGCGATGACCTGGAGACGGAAGACAGGCCCACGAAGAAGGATTTTCACCAGCAGATGGCCGGATTGGGGACACTCGCCATGAAGGTGATGCAGACCAAGGGCATGAACAACATGGAGCGCGAAGCAGTCGAAGAAGCCAAGGACTTCATGGAAGAGATGTCCGGCCACAACGGCGAAGTCAGCAAGAGCCAGCGGGCGGCATGCAAGTACCATTCGAGTCGCCTGAAGGATATCGTGGGCCGCTACTCAAAGCCCAACGAACAGCAGGAAGCACCGGAAGAGCGAACGGTGTCCAACGACGTCGGCTCATCGCAGATGGGCATCAAGAAGGCCAGCACGGACGAAGACGCGGATCTGACCTACGAAGAGAAGAAGATGCTGGCCGAAGCCGAGTCCGCATGGGACCGGCGGGCGGTGAAGCTGGCCAACATCGTCGATGAACGCCACGGAAGGTTGGGGGCCTAGCGCCCACAGGCAGAACTGTCTGCACTCGTGGGCAGGACCGCCGGCTCGCTACCGGCCCCTGCTTTTAACCACGGGCGGACACAACCAATAACCACGAGGGAAATATGACCACAGCGCCTTAGCGGAGACACCTAAATGGTCCGTCCTATTGTCCAGGAACGAGTCGAAGCGCTTCGCCAGAAGGCCAAGGACGCTGACGCTCTCATCGCCGCCGCCAGGGCCAAGACAGCCACGGCGGTCACTACCACCAAATCTCGCACCCCAACGCCTGCTGCCGCATTCGGTCTGCCCACGGCACGCCGCGGCGAGAATATCATGTCGAGCCGACCCTTCAGCTTCCTGCGGCTGATGGGCAACATGAGCGGCAAGGGCATCAACAAGGTCGTCAGCGACGAAAACTGCAAGGTCGAGCACGAGATCTCCGACCGGCTTCACAAAGCCTATGTGTCCCGACCTGGCGGGTTCTCTCCCTATGCGGAATCTCTGTTACTGGCGCCGCTCGGCACCGAGTTGATGGGCAGCATCGGCGAAGCTGACAACCCCATCCCGGAAAGTTTCCGCGCCGAGATGAAGGCTCTTACGATCTTTGGCAAGACCGACATCGACCAAGACGAAGTACGCTACATCGCCGATCACGTCGGCGGACGCTACCAGATGGAGTACGGCAAGAAGGCCACGCCGTACAGCAGTCCCCAGTCGTGGCTGGACGAGACCATCGGTGGCGCACTCGTTGCACCCCCGGAGTTCGGCGAGTTGATTCAGCTCTTGCGCAACAAGGACGCGCTCATCAACGCTGGCTGCCGCGTCGTACCGATGCCCCCAAGCGGCCGACTCAGGATGCCGCGCCAGACCAGTCCGACCATCGGTTACTTCATCGGCGAGAATCAGGCCATCACGCCTTCGCAGTTCCTGACCGGCACACTCTTGCTGTCGAACAAGAAGTGCTGCGCCATCGTGACGATGCCCAACGAACTGATACGCTTCGCTTCGCCGGCTGCCGAAGCGTTGCTCCGTGCGGACATGACGAAGACGCTGGCGTTGACGTTCGACTACTACGCCCTTCAGGGGCAGGGCAGCGACAACGTCCCGCAGGGCGTCATCAACACGCCAGGCATCGCCGTCGTCTCGCCGACAACCGCCGCGAGCGGCAACACGCTGGCGCTCCTGAGTCCGCAGGATCTGTACAAGTGGATTTCCGCCGTCGAAGCCAACAACGCGGAATTTCAGGGTTGGATCCTGCGTCCTGAGATGTTCTGGTTGCTGGCTCAGGCACGCGCTTCGACCTACAACGGTACGACCACGGCGCAGGTAGGCCCATTCGTCTACGACCAGTTCAGGCAGCTCGGCATGGGGTTCCCGAAGGTGCTGTCTGGTTATCCCGCCGTCACCACGCCGCAGGTCAGCCAGAGCCGCGTCCAGGGCAGCAACACCGCTGGCACCTTCATCGCTGGCGGTCAGTGGGACGACGCAATCATGGCCCTGTTCGGCACCATCGAGTTTGCTCAAGCCCCTGGTGAAATCGCGTTTCAGCAGGACCAGGTGATGGTGCGAGCCATCATGAACGGCGACTTCGGTCTGCGGCACCCAGGCGCGTTCGCGTGGGCCGACGTAATCAACATGGCGACACTCGGACTCTAACAACAGCAAGTCGCCCATTACCTGGATTCAAAGACAACGGAGAGTGTAATATGGCGTTGTACGATCTCGTGAACTGCACGCTTTCTGTGCCGAACTTGCTGCCGGGTGCCGCCTTGACGGGAACGGCGCAGGGGACGGCGGCGGACCTGTCAAACTGCGAAGTCGATACAGCGGCCATCATCGTCGCTGGCGCCTACGCCAACCAGAGCACCTTCGCGGTGCAGTTGGAAGAATGCTCGACCACCAACGGCACCTTCACCGTCATCCCAGGTGCCACGGTGCAGCTGAGTACGCTGAGTTCCAACGGCGTCACCACCGGGGCGACGACGACGTTCGCCACGAACAGCATCGTGACGTTCTCGACGACCAACCAGCAGGCCATGATTCGCGCCTTGCGGACGCAGCGGTACGCTCGGCTCAACGTCATCACCAACACCGGGACCACGGTGGCGATGTACGTCACGGGTGAGATTATCAGCCAGCTGAAAATCAGCGGTGACCCGAAGGGGTACAGCCGCTCGCCTTCGACGTGAACAAGGAACTTTTGTCATCCTTTACTCCAGCTTCGCCAATTGGCGAAGCTGGCTTTAGGGGCAGGAATAGTAGCCAATGGCGATTGCTCTCGGCATGACAGCCTTGGAAGAGATATGCAAGGCGCTCGACCTGCCACGCATGACGAACCACGTCGTCATCGACATACCAGTCGATGGGGCAGTGACCGTCTACGTCAAGCACTTCCTGGACGGAGAACGCATAACGCCGTTTGCCAGAGCGATGGCCAAGGCAAAGGAAGGCATCCGTCGCGTCGATGTTCGTCCTGATGCCAACATAGTCATCAGTGACAATGGCGAAGTAACCATTGAAGGGTAGGCATGTGGGGTTCAGCGGCCGATTGCATGACGCTCTTGGGAATCCCCACCGGGGACCAGACCGAAGCCGCGCGCATCGCCATCATCATGCAGTCCGTCAACGACGCCATAGAGCACTGGTGCGACAGGAAGTTCTGCCAGAAAACTTACCTGAGCGACTTCTACAGCGGCACCGGGACGAGTTGGTTATTGCTCCGTCAACGCCCAGTGACCGCCTACATGGTGACCGGAACCACCGTCGTCGGCAGTCCGATTATCACCGGGTTGGCGAACCCCTACGGGCAGGCGCCGAACTACGGACTCATCGTGGGGATGCCCGTGAACTCGCCGTACTTCCCACCGGGGACGACGGTACTCACGGTGGGCACGACGACGGTTACGGTGAGTCAGTCGGCCACGGGAGCGGGAACGCAACCGATCAGTTTCGGGTTGGCGATATGGTGCGACCAGAACGGATTCTGGGGGGACGGCAACCAGTTCGACCCGGCGCCGTTCGCCAGTGCGACGCAGCTGTTTGAAGGGCAGGATTACAACCTGTCGCGGGACCAGCCGGACGGCAGCAGCCTGTCGGGAATGGTCTACAGCCAGGATGGTTGGTGGCCGGCAAACTTCGAGTACACGCCGGGACGCATCAGTCCGCTGTTGATAAGCGGTCTGGGCAACATCCTTGTGCAGTACACGGCGGGTTATCCGCAGGTTCCTGGGGACGTGCTCTATGCCCTGTACAAGCAGGTTGCGGCAGAGCGGAACAGCAAGAACACGGGACAGCTGCTGACCAGTGAGTCGCGGAGTGACACGACGGGGAGCAACAGTTACGGAGTCGGTGGCAGGACGAAGGTGGGTTTTCTGACGCCTGAAGTGACGGGAATACTAGGCGCTTACCGCAATGTTTCGGTGGCGTAGGTGAACCATGTGTACTTTGTCGATGGTGATTGATTCAAAGACTGACGACTGGTTTCGTCGGTACTGGCCACCGCAACCGTATGTGATACCACCACTGCCACCAGTATCGCCGGTGCCAACGGTTCCGTTCCCGACAGCATTGGAGATTGAAGAATTTCGCCGCCTTCTGGACCGCGCCAGGGAGTACGACAAAAGGCACGGCGAACCGAATTGCGAACTCGAAGAGAAGAAGCAAAAACTCAAGGACATGGCGGACAAACTCGGCGTTGACATAGCGTTCGTGTGACCAATGACCATCGACGTCTATTACTATGGGCGCCTGTCGCAAGATACCGACAACATCGAGACCGTGACGTTCGGCTCGAAGGTGGCAGAAGGCCAGTGGACGCCGTACACGCTGTACCGGGTGACAAGGAGCAGTATACAGAACTCGATGTTCGTGGCACTGGCGTTCAACCAGAAGTCCATCATCAAGTTCCGCATGTACGCCAGCGACCTTGCCCAAGCCGAAGCACCGCCGCCCAAGTACGGGGACAAGATTACCGACTCGGATGGCATCGTGTACCTGATAAAGAACCAACCGACGCTGGCGTTGGGGCAGGTATACAACGCGGAGTGCCAGGCGCAGATAACGTGACAGGATTTGCTATGGACGCCGACATGAAGGAAAAAGTTGACGCGATGATTACCCGTCGCATCCTGGATTTTCACGCCGCAATGGTGCGCAGGGGGCAAATCCCCAAAATAACCAAGGGTGAGCCGCCGATTAGCCACCCTTCCGATGATTGCAGCCTATCGGACGATATGCCTGCCGAATCAGTTGCGCAGTGGTGTTCACCTGAAGGCTATAAATAGCAATGGCATCAGGTTTCTTCGGTTCACTCTGGGGAAGGTTGGCGCGGTTCTTCGGGTTCGGCGCAGACAAACCGCCGCCCCATCAGGCAGAGATTGAAGACCTGTCCTTTGACTGGATTGCTGTCTTCACCACGGGGCCTGAACCGAACGTGGAAGCCGTGCGGTACGAGATGGTGCCGGGGACGATGGACGTGATGTACCTGGCTCACGGGAAGTGGCCGCGAAGGATCTACAGGTACTGGAACATCACCACGGCGGAAGCATACGAGTTGATAACGACGGACAAACCCGGAACGTGGTGTTGGAGTCATTTACGGGTGCGCGGGAGCCAACGCAGCTGCCGGAAACCGTACTTGCAGATTGGGTGAGAGATGGTCGCCAGTTTGACGAGCACGAAGGTAGTCAAGACGGTATCGCTGAACATCAGCGCTTCCGCCGTCATCGCTGGCATGACCAACACCGGAATCTCCAAGCAGAGCTACAGCGACACCTACACATACTCAAGTTCACCCGGAGCAACCGGGGCGCTGCCCGTCAACGAAGTGTGCGGCATCTTGCTCCAGATACCGGCAAGCGGCACGTTCACGATGAACCTGCAAGCCATCGTGACCGACGTTGCAGGACAGACGTTCGGATTCGTGACGGTCAGGGAGTACGATTTCTTCCTGCTGCAAGTGGGACAGGCAGCGTTCGACAGCAGCACGGGGACGCCGTGCAGCAGCATCACCGTTGGTGGGGCAGGCTCGAACGCCAACACACTCGGCATGGGCGGAACAGCACCGACATTCACCGTGGACAACGGTGGCCACTTTGGCAACGAGACAGGTTCGCTCGCTGGCGGCATCCCAGTAACGTCGTCACTCAAGAACGTGCTCATCACCAACAACGATGCCGTCAATCAGGCGGTGGTGCTGGTGATTATGACAGGCGTGACGCAGGCATCAACGAACTTCACCGACCCGGCTAATTCGGGATACCAAGTAATCTTCCCGATGTGATAGGAGCAGGCTATGGCGACGATACAGCTAGTCAACGGCGTCGGTGCTCCACTTTACTGGCTCTTGGCCGCTGGTGACGGCACGACCAGTGGGACCGCTGGCTATGCCCTTGTCGGTCAAGGCGTGCCCACGGGAACCGCTGCGAACAGCTGGTGGGTGCAGGGGCCTGTCGCGTCTGGTTCGGCGGTTGGCGGCAATCCTGTACTCGTTGGCGGCTCCGATGGCACGAACGCACAGACGTTGAAGACCGACACCAACGGCATCCTGAAGACGGGAGATTTGCCGCTCGGCACAGCGGTTGTGGTCAGCAGCACGGGAGCGGCAACGGCACAGAACCAAACTCTGCCAGCAGTGAGCGGCAAGACAAACTACCTGTCCGGTTTCACCATTACCGGACTTGGGGCGACGGCAGCTGCCAGCATCCAAGTTACCACCACGGGATTGGCAAGCGGACAACTGACGTTCACTTTGCCCATTCCAGCTGGCGTCACAGTCGGCGTGTCGCCGCTGACAGTCAAGTTCAACCCGCCACTGCCGGCAAGCGGAACCAATGTCGCCATCGTCGTTTCGTGTCCGTCGTTCGGCTCAGGGAATACTGTACAGTCGTCCAGTGCTTGGGGGTTCGTCGTCTAATGAAAAACGCCACACTCATACTCGACCACATCGGCGAGCTTGCCGCCCAGCGCGATGAGTACCAGCAGAAGTTCGAGATTACGCAGCGGTTGGCCGACGAGCAATTCCAGATGATTGCCAACGCCATTAGCGGCGAACCGGAAGTGCAACCGGGCAAGTCGCTGGCACAGATGACGGTAGACGTCATCAATCGGTTACGGCGAGAGTTGGCAGCGGAACGTGGCAATGCGGAAGAGACAACCAAAGACCTGCAAGTCCCAACTGGCCAGTATTCATGCGCGCACGCATCGTTCCGTCCCAACCTTGCGCGCACAAACGGCGAAGGGGAATAGGCGTGTCGGTACTGAACGACATACTCAACGCCGTGACGCAGATAGTCACGAACCTTGGCCTGACCATGAACAGCCAGACGGTATCGGTGGTGCTCAGAAAGAAGGCCAAGAAGGAACCAGAACCAGTTGACCCGTCGCGGCAGATTACGGTCAGTCCCAATGAGTCGCCTGAGACGTGGCAGCGGTATGCGTTTGGCGGCGGCAACATTTCGCCTAGTTGGAAGGCTGTTTACAAGATTGACGTGACCGTGGTGGCGCCGAACAACGATGATTTCGTTGGGAATCTTTCAACATACAGCATGTGGCGGCAGCAGATTAGGAACTCTTTTACGCAGTGGATGACGATTGGCAATCAAACGCCACTGCCAACGGTGCCAGCAGCAATCGACATGGACGTGACGCCTGACTCGTTCCTGCCGCTGAGTGACATAAACAGCAACTACGATGACCAGCGCGTATCTGTGCTGGTGACTGCCATTGAGACCGGGACGAGTTAAGGGGGTGTGCGGTGGCTTTTCTCTCAGGTATCACAGGAAGCATAACGATCGACGGGCAAATCTACACCCTTGCCAAGTGGAAGGCGTCCCTGAAGACCGCGTTGCCCAAGGTCAACAACTTCACCAGTCCTTTCCAACAGTTGGTAGCTGGTCTGCAATCCGCCACCATCACCATCGAAGGTCCGTACAACGCTGGCTTGACGCCGCTGACATCCGGGGCATTCGTCACCATGTCGCTGGGATGGGAAAGCACGCTCGGACTTGACCTTGACGGTTACATCGAGAGCCTTGACCCAGACAACGACATCGAAGGAGCGCCGCGCGTCAGCGTCACCGTCCAGTCCAGCGGCGCCTTCACCGTATCAATCACCTGAGATAACAAATGGGCATCCAAAGCGTCGGTCTTGGAAACTCCGCATCGCCGCTCTCGCTGGCACACGAAGGGCGGATGTACTGCGCCAGTCTCATCGACCAGAACATGAAGGAAGCCTACGCCAAGGCCCTGTATCGGCAGGCGCTCGAAGCCGAGTACCTTACCAAGGACTTCCGCTCCCCAGAGAAGTATGAAGAACGCCTGAATGCACTGGCCGTCCAGTACGCCAAGGGCCACTTCGCACTCGAAAGCGAGTTTGGCCGCGAAGCGCTCGGCAAGGAACAGGGGGTGCTGTTGCTGTCTTCACTGGTGTTCGGCATCACCGTGATGGAGACGATTCAGCTGTTCGCCGCGCGGTCTGCCGACGTCGTCCCGCTGATTCGGCAGGTCATCAGGGAGAGCCTGCCGACACACGACCTTATCGAGACCAAGAAGGAGAGCACCGTCCCAAACGCACCAATGCCGCCGGCCTTGCACTCAAGCCCAGCGGCGTGAAGCAACTCAAGCGACTCTCGCAGGCCCAATGGCGCGCCATCTACGCCAGTCTGATGGACAAGTTCCACTGGCACCCCGACCAGATTGCCCGACTCACGGACAGGCAGATTTTCGAGTTCTGCTTCCACAAGCGCAATCAGGACGGTGGCATAAGCATCTTCGATGCGGAACCGGATGAAGATGAAGTCCAGGATGATGGGCCGGTAACGCCTGAGAAGCAGCTGGCATCGCTGGATCGGTTGCACGGGATGCTTGGGGACAAGCTGACCAACTACAAGGAAGCCAAGGAAAAGTTGCTGGCAAAGATAAGGGCCAACAGTGAGCAAGATACTTGCGTATCAAAACCTGATTAACACGCTGACGCAGGATCTTGCCGACACAGCCAAGAACTTCCCGGAAGACCTGAAGAAGGCCGACGACGCCGTAAAGGCGCTCGAATCGGCCTTCAACGCCTACGCCAAGGCACTCGCCACAGGCATTGCCGGCAAGTACCAACTCAAGGAACAGGTTCTCCAGGGGGCCATCGACAAGGCCGGCGCTGTCATAACCCCATCAGTGACCGCTGCACCAACAGGTACGACAGGCGGCGCACTCGCTGGCATAGGCGAAGCGTTCGCAACGCTCAGCGCTGCTCTCGCACCAGTTGCCATCGTCGTCGGCGCCGTGGTGGGTGCATTTGAAGATCTGGCGAGCAAGAGCCGTTCCTTCGTCCAGGCGCTGTCCCCAGCCACCATTCAACTGTTCGACCAGATGATGCAGAATCTGTCCGCCACCATCGGCGTGGCGTTCTTGCCCGTCTTTCAGGTATTCGGCAGTCTCGCCGCCAACGTGTCCGGGCAACTCCTTCCCGTCATGCAGCAGCTGGCCCCCATCGTCCAGCAACTCGCCCAACTGATGGGCGACACGCTTCTGTCCGTCATCAAGGTACTGGCCAACATCTTCGGTCTGCTGACGCCGGTATTGCAGCTGCTGATGGTCCACCTGACAGTGCTGGCGGACCAGTTCAAGGTCGCCATGCTCCCACTGACCGTCATCATCACGATATTAGCAGGCGCTCTCAATATCCTGTACGGAATACTGCAACCAATCATCGACCTGTTCTTTGCTTTGGAGCCGGTATTCTCGGCGCTCATTGAAGTGTTCAACGCGCTGGTCAAGGTACTGGTCGATTCCGTGGTGGCCGTCTTCAAGACCGTTCTCGCGCCGATAATCAGCGCCGTTGGCAGTGTCCTTAAACTGTTCTCGGATTCTCTCAAGGGCGTGATACTGACGATGGTGGCGTTCGTCGCCAGATTCGCTTCGCTGGTCTTTCCCAACATCGTCCAGAATTTAATCGACGCGCTCTCAAACAAACCCGGAGCACTGGCGGCACCCACTAACTCCCGAATCGCATCCTTCGAGCAGATAGCCAAGGACGTCACCACGGCGTCATTCGTCGCTGGCGCTGGCGGCGTGAAGGAGACCAACGACTTCCTTGCCGACATACTGCAAGCGCTCAGGGATATCCAGAGAGACAATAACAATAGGCCAGGTGCAATTCAAACAGTCGCCAATGCCGCTGGCATACCAACACCAGCGCAGGCCACAAGCATCACGGCAAGAGTTGGAGCGTCAATACTTCGCGCCACTGGTCTTTTTGGCAATTTTGGTCAGCAGTAGAACAATGCCGACGTACACCTACTACGAGATGACCGATAGCATATCTCCAAGCAGCATCGGTTGCAGCATCGAGAGCGGCAAGGTGGTGCGTAACTTGCTCGTCGGCACTGGACCGTACAATGGTCCAGGCTCTTTCGGACCACCTAATCCACTTACTCCTTCCGACGTGCTGCCCGTCATCACCGACATCCTGGGAACGACAAGTTCCAGCCAGCCAAGCTGGTTTAATCCAGCACTACTGCCTACCACCGTAGGCGGACCAATACCACGGTCGCTGCCGCTTCAGGATGCCCAACTGAACTACTATTACGCGGCAACCATCCAGGGATTCAAGGGAATTGGGCAACCGACCAAAAATCACAACGCTGCTGTAACACCAAATAACCCGCTCACAGCTGCCACGCAACCGTTCTTTGCCATGTATCCCAACTGGCAGGTGACGGTCGAGTTCATGCCGCGAACCTTCCCCATCCTTGCCAACGAGTCAATCTGGTACGACGCTCCAGTCGCCGCAGACGGCTCAAGGGGTCTGTACTACGACGTCAACGGCAACGCCTACAGTTCCAACGACTTCGCGGCAGAATGGATTCGCTACACCGACTTCGACATCATCCCCAAGGATGACAACGTGATTGCCCAGCAAGGGCAGATGAAGTTCAGGAACAATAACGGAGATTTGTTCCAGGTTCCCGGCACAAGCGGCGGTAACGGCGCAGGGGCGACGGCAACAGCAGCACTGACGGGAACATCGGTGACGGTCCCAGGCGGCATCACCATTGGTCTGCCCGGCGCAGGCTATACGTCACCGCCAGCTGTACGCATAACGCCAGCTTCAAGTGGTCCAGGCAGCGGAGCCACGGCGCAGGCTACAGTAGGTGCCAACGGGCAGATAACCGCCATCACTGTCATCACCGGCGGCAGCGGTTACACGACGCCGCCAATCGTCACCATCGGGCCAGCGTACACCCCACTGATATTCCAGGATTCGCCGCGGTTGTTCCTGCCCAACCAGATTTTGAAGTTCAACTGGTACGCCGTGCCATACCGCTTCATCACCGACCCCAACAGCTACATCACGCGGATGCTGGGCCGCATCAACCAGATGTCGTGGTACAACTGGCAACCGGGACAGCTGCTGTATCTTGGATTCAACCCTAAGAAGTTCACGCCGCCCGTGGTGCAGACGCGGCTATTCCAGGCACCCCCAGGCGGCAGTAATAACCCCGTGGCATTGCCTGACCTTCTGTGCAACATCGAGTTCACGTTCCTGCTCACTTACCGCGTTGGCACGGGCGACATCGGACCATTCCCCAATCCCAACAACAAGAACTGGATCGCCGTTGGCCATAACCTGCAACCGTGGTATGGGGATAGGGCCTTTCACTACTCCAGCTCGGACGCAAATTTCTACGGTGTCCAGCAAGGCATCAGTGGGCAATATCCCAAGTGGTTGAGTGCGCCTTTCGCTCTCCTATTTCAAGACCCCACCTATACGCGATTTCCGTTCTAAAACAGCGTGAAAAGCATGGCAGATGACCCATTCGACGAACAACCATCTGGTCCGGCGTGGCTCAACGACGTCTTCAATGCGCAACTCACCAACGTCACGATGGGCGACGGCGATTTCGTTGGTATCTGGTTGTACGACTGGCAGGAAGTGGCCGTCAACCCCGGTACGGGCACGTTCATACCAGCATCCCCGCAGCGCTACGGCATCGGTTCGGTGTTCCCCTACGTCCAACCTGGGTTGGAAATCAACAACACCCTGGTCACCGTGCCGTGCTACGTCGAGATGAAGGTGCGGGCGAGTATCGGGTATCAGCTGTGCTACGAGTTCCTGGCTCCGTCCGGATTCACCAGTACCACCACGGGTTGCTGCGCCGGCCGCGTTCCCGTCAACGACACGAACTACACTGCGCTCGCAACCGACATCATCGTCGCTTACATAGCCATTTCAAACGCTCGCACAGTCACGCTCCCAGCGGCGGCATCTTGCAAGAATGGCCAGCAACTGAGAATCATCGACGAATCCGGCCAGTGCTATAGCACCAACTACATTTCTGTGGCGCCAGCCGGTGCGGACACGCTCAACAACACAACGATTCCCTGGGTGATACTAGATGCTCCATTTAGCGATGTTGTCCTAGAAACTGACGGCGTTAGCAAGTGGACCATAAACAGCACCAAAACCATTGTTATACAGAACATCGGCGTTGCGTTCGGTGGGGGAAGAGACGGTCTCGTCCTTGCCAATTACACTACGTCGTCAGGCATTGGTACGCCGCAACCATCTCCACAGTGGCGAATGCACGGCAATGCCTTCGATTCGGGAGTTGCCAGCAGGTCGCGGCAATGCGACTTTATCGGCACAGTGAGCGGCGGGATGGTTGGTAGCAGCCTGCAAGGAATATATCAGATACTGTCTCAGGTTGACGGTGCGCAAAAATCATGTATGGAGATTTATAGCCAAGGGAATGTAACGATTACTGGCTGTTTCAATAGTTACGGTCTGACGCTTGGAGCATTAAGCACTTCATCTTCTTCCTATACGCTCAGCACAGTTTACGATTGCGAACTGTTTGTGGATACGTCTAGCAATGCCGTCACGGTCAATTTGCCCGCCGCCAGTGAGCAATTCGTCGGAGCAGAATCCGCACAAAGCGGCACTACATATCTGATCCAGTTGGTTAAGGGTGGCAACACGCTGACTCTTGCCCCGAACGGCACCGACAAAATCAACGGGGTAAACGCCAGCATCACAACGACGACGGTGTACAACTGCTGGCTGGTTTCCAAGCAAGACTCAGCCAACTGGGTTGTGCAGACGTTGACGACGACAAGCGGCGGTGGCAGTGGCCCCGTCATCTTCGCCGCCATAGGCGTGCCCATAACCGTCGCCAACACCGTCACCGAGATCACCCTGATTACCGGCACCAGCGGAGCGAGCACCACCAGCAACCGCACCGCGTTCAAGATCCACCTGGGGGGTTCGTTCGGCACCGATAACAGCGGAACCACCGGCTTCACGTTCAACCTGTACTTCGCTGGCAGTGTACTGACGACCAGTGGAGACATCACGCCTGCCGGCTCACTCACCGGGGCGAACTGGACAATTGACGCGATGCTGACCGTATCTGTCAGCGGCGGGGTGTATACAATCGGTGGTGGCGGTTGGCTCCAGTACGACAACGCCAGCAAGGACGGAATGGTCGGTACGGCGCTGGAGTTCGAGTCTGCCACGTTCACGCATACCAGCAGCAATGTCCTGAAGGTCACCTTGACGTGGGACGTGGCCAACGCGGCCGACACGCTCACGATAATCAACGGACTCATCGAGCAGTGGGGGTGATGTGAAGCAGGTCTTCTTCGTTCTGTTTGCGGTGACCGTAGCGCTCGGCGCTGCCATCGGTCTGTGCGAGTTGCTGGCCCTGCACTGGACCAGCATCGCAGGCAGGAACGATACACCACAATTTTGGAATGGGCAATGGTGAACAACATGCCACAAACTCGCCAGCGAAAGTGGCAACTGAATAAAACCGTCGTCGGTTGCTGCCCCCAGTGCGGAAAGCCACGGAAAAACATCAAGCGGTCCCTGTGCAAGCCGTGCCAGGTGAAGGCACGGGAGCGGATAATGGCCGTGCGCGGTGGTCCACGGTGGCAGCCTGGAAAGCGCGGACGGCCGCCGATATCGGCGCGTATACCACTTGACGTTAGTTGATGTCAAGATACAATAAGTGCATGAGAAAGCCATCGAAGCAGTGTGCCGACGTCAGCTCACGCAACAACGAAATAGTCCGCGATTATCAGGCTGGGGTCAGCGACGGCGAACTAGGACGCCGCCACGGTATGAGCAGGCAACGGATACACCAAATCGTCCACGATGAAGCCAGACGCACCGGGTTCACGCCTAGAAAACACATCTGCCGAGTGGTTCCACCTGTCATACCGCTGAGCGAGTTGGCCGGACTGGAGAGCGGTGTCGAGAGCATCGCATCCGTGTGCGCTCGCCTGCACGTCAGTGTCATATCCGTCAGGAAGGCATGCGCCAAGCACGGCATCACATACGCCAAGCACAAACCACGCGATCGAGAAGTCGCAAGACGCAACTGCCTTATTTATGAATCATTTATGTCTGGAACGTCCATTGACGAACTGGCCAAGATATACGGCACGACTGCCGGGACGATTTGCACGCGACTGGCACGACACAGGGAACGCACGGGGGCGCCACCAAAACATTGCGGCAAAGGCAGATGGCAGGCGTAAACGGTAGCTGCCATTTCCTTACCGTTTTGTGGTTGACCGCGACGTTGCGGGATGATACAAAATCGACGTGGCAAAAGAAAAGGCCCCGCAGTCGGGCCAAACTGTTATTTGGTAGACCACGGGGCCGAAAGAAAAGATTCAGTCAGGGGTTTTATACCAAGCACTGTCGCCGTATTCAACCCCATCACATCTTTTCTTTCACTTCTTTTCCAGCACGGGCATCCGCGCGGACATTACTCGCATAACGGACACCGTGTAATCCCAAGACCGACCGCCATCGGCGGGGCGTTCCCGCCACGGTATCTTCCCCGGCTCTTTCTCCGTTGAGCAAAAAGTAACCGGGTCACATGGGGGCTGCCGCGCAAGGTCCGGTAGCCGGAAGGCACGCCCATTACCAAGCGTGCCGCGTATGGTGCGAATCCTAAATAGCGTTCCGTCTTCGGACGGTTTCCCATGCAACGGGCTGGTAGTGTGATCCAGCAACGGGAATACGTCGTGGTCCGGGCAGCCAGTCCTATCTGGCACCAACAAATAAAAACTCTTGTTCCGGGATTCGCCGACTCCGTGCAACACCCCTGACAGTCCAGATGGCGTAGCCCAGCGTAAACCCTGCGAAACCGACTACGTTGGTTAGCAGGGAATTCCCAGCGTACCGCCATAGCGTTTTATGGAGACATATGACATGGGAAATATGCGAAAGAAAATTCAGGAGCGCAAGAATGAAGCAAGGGAAACTCGCAAGAAGTACAAGCATTGGTCCGAAGTACTGAAGGAAGGATGTTGGAAACGGTGCCACGGATGCGGCAAACACGTCTTTCTGAAGGGGAATATGGAAGGAAAGACTTGCAGAAAATGCGGGACACCGTTAGCGTGAACAATTGGCGTTGATGGTAAAACAAAAGGAGACGCTGCTAAACCAGCGGACCAATTATGCAAGTGGAACAATCCGTTCGTCAGCAGGCGCAGCAACGTCTTATCGCCTTGAAGCAGAAAAAGTCTGTACTGGTTGAAGAGTTGGCGAAGGCCAGCAGCGAAAAGTTGGACATCAAGACGCGGTTTGGAAATGGTAGGCGGATACCGGACAAGGAATACAAACACTTGGCCGGCTTGCATGTTGCGGTGCTCAAGAAGATTTACGACCTTCAGGCGAAACTTACTAGCCTGGGAAGCGATATTCGTGTTGTGAACGAAGAATTGAGCCGTGGCAACCATGCCGAGTATCTTGCTGAGAAAAGACTTGGCACCGTTGACGAATTCGACCTTGCCAACCAACTTTGCGAGCCACAGATGCTTTTGCGTCTTGCCGTGGTGAGATTGGAGCAGTTGATGAAGCGAACCGGCTTTGGCAGCGGAGATCGGGAATTGCTGGACAGCATCGGCGATTATTTGCGTCGTCACGGCATTTCGATATGACAGCAAGGGATCGTTAGTTGGGCAACGCAATGACCGACAAACAGCAAGAACTGAAGGGGAAGCACGGCACACCAGATGAGTTTGAAGCCGCCGTTTGGAACGCGCACGACCAGCTATTCTTGACGGCCGATGAAGCCGTGGCCGCCATAAACAAGTACCGGCAAGAGTGGGAAGAAAGTGGGATGACGAGATGATGCCGACTAATGACACGACGGTAAGCCTGCCAAACGGTGAAGTCCACATACTTCGGGCGCACCCAGAACGTAAGCTCAACAGGTTCAGGCGGTTTTGCAAATACTTCTGCAAAACGCATGGCCAGTGGTGGCTCATGCACGACAGGGATTACTTCGCCAAGCCTTCACCGGACCAGTGCGTGATTTTGTGCGCTTGCGGCTACAGTCACTGCGAAACGAAAAGACGCATCAAGGGCCATTAAATGCGACAAACCATCACCGTAGGCCCACTGACCGCCACCATCCGCGAGTGCTGGGTTGACGCCGAACACCTGCGTCTTTCGGCAGAGCGTCCCAATTGGACCATGCGCCCAACCATCCACGCCATCGTCGTCGAGACCGTCAAGGTGGAAGACGCCAGCCAGCGCCAGGGTCACTTCACGCGGTTCCTGGACATGGTTTGTGCCGACGAGCGGTTCGACATGGTGGTCGTGGAAGGCGTGGGGAACAAGATGCTGGCGGCGTGGCTGATGCGTCAGGGATGGGAATACGACAGTGGCGTGATGGACTTCTACCGAAGGAGAACGCGATGAACCGACCAACCGACGAACAGTTGGCCATCTGGCGAGACCACGTTCACAACACCACCTTGCCTATACTGGAACCAGAAGAAGTGATACTGTCGCTGTTCGCCGAGATTGACGCACTCCGCATCGCCATTGCCGAACACCACATCCAGAAGGCAGACGATAGGTGCATCGAAGACGATGACCGCCTTTACGTCGCCGCTGGCCTACCACCGTGCGACAGACACGTCGGCAACAAGGAAGAGATGCTTGAGAGCTGCCGCCGATTCATCGAGAACCGATGCGAAGGCGGCGTGTGGCCAAGTTACCGGGAATTGGAAGCACGATGCAGACAGTTGGGAGAAGAAGTGGCTGCACTGCATAAAAACGCCGATGAAGTAGGTAAGGCGTTGCTTAGTGGCGAGCCGGTGATGGTGACGCAGTACCCGGCGCAAATCACCGATTAGTCCATGTACCAGCCGCCATGCCAGTTGGCACGCACAGCAACTGGTTTGTTGACCGACTTCCTTGCGACACGACGGTTTCGTGCGTTCATCTTCTTCAACAACTCTTGGCCACGCCGCTGATTGCACGGAGAGCACGCGATGAATACGTGCTGGTCGTCGCCGCCTTCTGCCAGTGGCGGTTCGTGGTCAACCGTGGCTTCATCGAAGTGGATGGGGTTGCCGCACCAGTGGCACACGCCAACCTTGGACGTGCCAAAGGTGCGATACCACAGACGACGGCGCAGACAGGTTTTTGATTTGGACACGTCAGTCCAACTCCGTCGAGAACAACTTCAACACGTCGTTCCTGAGCCGTCCCGTGGCCGCAAACGCCAACTCCAGGTTCACCGCCTTGTCCAGGAGCGAACCAGTGAGCGGCAGGCCACCAGCAGGACCGTGGTTGGCGGCGTGGGTGAGTTTGTCCAGTTCTGTCTTGCACATGTGCGCCAGGGCGCGGTTTACCCTGTTGTCGCGGTCGGCCAAGGTATCGCTCATGTCTTCGCTCCTGAACGCTTCGCTGTGCCACCGTATACAAGCGGTATGGCTGATTCCCTGACGATAAACAGGTCGCGCGAGTTGGGTATGAATTCCCATGTGGAACCGCGTGCGCCAAGAACCAGCACCTTGTCGCCGATATCGAGACCTTCGACCTTTGGGCCGATGGATTCCACGATGTACTCCTTGCCTTCCTGAGCCATGTCCGGCATGGCGATGCCGGATTCGGTCCTTCCCTTGTCCACGATGCGGACCAGTACCATGTCGTTGCGTGCGGTAATGCTCACAAAGTTACTCCTTGGGTGTTCTCAGGTAGTACAGGAATTGCCGTCGTTATCGCCACCTTGTTCCGTAACTCCAGCGTACCATCGCTGACGACGTGGACCGTGGCCAGCGCTCCCGGTGGGATGGCGCTCATCAGCTTGCCTGTGACTGGTTCGACTTCCAGGTGCTGGAAACGGTTGAAGGTGACGCGCATGCCGCTGTCGAGAATGCCACCGTCGCCTTGCTCGAACAGCAGGAAGCCGAGCAGGTCTTCTTTGTCGGTTTCGCTTAGTATCACATCGCACCGCCTTCAATTGGGGCCAGCGTGTATCCTGGCGGCGTCAGCTGCTCGCCGTGGCCTTCTTGGTACATATCGAAGTGCAAGTCCATGCCACACTCGCCGCCCGTGCAAAAGATGCGGTAGGTGTCCACAGGGTTTGGCATGTACGGGCTGTTCATGCTGCCCATGCGGTGACAATTGAATTTGTGCCCCTGTGGACACCGCAGGCGTCCAAGGTACTGCCGCTCGCCGATGGGCATGTGGCACGGGATGGGCCTGTCCATCGCCGTGCCGTCCATGCGTATTTCGTCGCTCATCGTTTGCTCCTAACCGATGGTATTGATTATTCCCCACCGCACACGCACGTTTTCCTTGCCGTAGGCTTGCTCCAGCATGTCCATGCAAGCACAGAACTGTTTGGTGAAGGCGTGGCACTCGTCGATGAACGTGCCTGGGTCCAAGACGTGGGCAAACTCGCGTTCTTCTGGATGCAGGCGCATCTGCCGCTCCATGCCCTTGACGTACACGTTGGGCACGTAGTGGTGCATGCCAGTGGATACGGCGACGGAAGCAAGTTTTTCCCGCAACTTCACGGTCATGTCGTACCTGTCCACGGAATCGCCTTCTTCCTGTATTTTGCGGTGACCAACAGGATGGCCGCACTCGGCGCAGAACTTGTTGTTGTCATACGTGTGCCGCTCAAATCTCGGACAGACATCGTTGACACAAATCTTGTCAAGCGTCCGCTCCACGGTGGTCCGCGTCACCTTACACTCCACGAATGGGCCGATGTACAAACTTGCGTGAGACGACATTACCGTTTTCTCCCGTTGTCCGTGAACTCGCCAACGCCTACGCCAAGGGCTGCTGCCAGCGCCAGCACCTTCGTCCACGTCGGGTTGGACCGCGTTCGCTCCAGGCGCTGTATCTCCTGACGGTGGACGCCTACGATGTCGGCAAGGCCACGCACGGAGTAGCCGCGGTCCTTGCGTAGCTGTGCCAGACGCTTGCCGAATCCCATCGCCATGAAGTTGCTCCAGAAATGCCACCGAATTGGCCAGCTCGGTGGCCACACTGTCTAGCACACGGTTGCCGACGTGATTCTACGCGGCACCACCGCCAAGGGCAATACCGTTGTTGCAGGGCAACGAAGATGTTGCCTTTCTGGGATTCCTAGCGTATCATTATGGCATGAAACGCCAGTACAGCACATCAGAGCGATGTAGTGCTTGGCAAAGCGGCTCAATGCAAAGCAACGCCAGAAAAGTAACGCAATGGAAACCACCTACACACTGCGGCAAATCATGGATGGCGTCAAAAAAATGAAGGAGATGCTGCACGATGACGATACGCTCGTCAGCGAAAGAATGCCGAGCGTGTCATCATTCGTCGAAGCCGCTCGCGGCATGACGCTGGCACAGGCACAGCGCCAATTGCAGTACGACATGGTGACCGACTCCATCAAGACCTACAATGGCAACCTGACGTTGGCGGCACAGTCGTTGGGTCTGCACCGGGCGAACATCTACAGGAAAATGGCGGATTTGGTCATCACGGTGGCAGACGTACTCAGCAAAGGAGAACAGCAGTGAAAAGCGTCACGAAGTTTGTCCGTGGTGGATATGGGAGCAACCACAAGAAGGATGACAAAGGTACGGTTTGCGTTAAGATTTACCTTGTAAAAGGTTCAACTCCCGTCAAGGGAAACAAGTCCAGGTCAGTCACTATCAAGGACGTCACCGTCAGCGAAGTAATGGCGGCAATCGAACAGGCCCTGTTTGGGGATTGACGCATGCCCATGAATGAGTTGGCCGTCAAGGCACGCATCAAGAAGGGCATCGCCTGGCTCGACAAGCACCACCCCAAGTGGCTCTTCAAGTACAACCTTGACCTTGCCCGTCTCAGCATGGCCAGCAACGACGACTGCATCCTGGGTCAAATCACCGGCGATTTTGAAGCGACCATCAGGCAGGTGTGGGAAGACGACAAGGGCCAAGAGAAGGCACGCATCCGCAAGTTCATCTACTCCGAAAACCTGACGTTCCGCGACGAGACGTGGTCGGAAGAATGTGGATTCTGGGCAAGACAGGAAGACTACCCGCTCATGGAAGAGTTGTGGCGCAAGGCCGTACTCAGGCTTCGCAAGGAGCGGTTCAACGAGCGCGGTCATCTGAAGGCGAAGCCAAAGGAGTGACTTCGCCGTTGCCATTTGGCCGCAGTGCCGCTACCGCATCCTTGTCCCACTTCTCTTCTGATTTGAGCGACACCGCTTCCGCAGCAGCCACCTTCCGCTGGTAGAACTCCGGTATCTGGTCCAGACCGATTGGCGTCGGTATCTCCAAGGGAAGCTCCTTGTAGTGGACCGCAGGGTAGTCCCACGCACAGAATATCGGCGTTCCCTTGTGGAACAGGTGCCGCATCAGGTAGCAGTCTTCCGTCTCCGTGCATTCCGTGCCTATCTCGTTGCTTGCGTACATGAAGTAAGGCCGCTTCAGGTCGTCGAACACCCGCATGTCGAACATGACGCAGTGCGTCCCAACGCACGCCACGCGCTCGAATCCTGTTCCCTGCTTCAGCGCCGCCAACTCCCTGCTGTACCGCTTGATGCCGAAGTCGTTCAGGCCGTGCCTGAAGTGGACCTGGGCGCTGTCGAAGTGGAACACCTGGATTGACCCATCCCCACTGATGTACGGGGCACCAACGACGCTGGGAACAGGTTGCTGGCGAAGGAAGTTGAACATGGCCTTGAAGGTGCCAGGACGCGGCGCCCCGTCCACGTCCACCATCATCAGGTAATCGACCCTGGCACCTGCGGGACCGGCGTACTTCTGGCACTTGTCCACGAGTGTGTTGCGTGCCAGCGACGTGGGGAACTTCTGGATGGGGATGTGGACGATGTCGCTGATAAACGGCGTCACTTCCGGGTCGTTGTAGAACTGTCCCGTCACTTCCATGATGAGATTGCCTATCTCAACCCGCTCGTATCCGTTTCCCGTGGGACGCCCCAAAGCGACAAGATGCTTGGCCATTTCGGTTTCTCGTTGCGGAACCGCCAGCGTATCCTTATGATACGTTTGTTGAATGAAGATGATACACTCATCGTGGCCTTCCGTCAAGACAGGGGCAGAAGCGTGTGGCTTCTAGTTGTGCTCATGGCGCTAACGCCGCCGACACTGACGACCGCCGGAGCTGTGTACTCTAACCAGTACAAGGCCGATACCCTGCTGCTTGCTGAAGGTGCCAACGTCGCTTCCTTAACCGATGCGATAGGTGGCAAAACGCTCACGGCACTCGGCACGCCGCCGGTCTTTCATCCGCAAGACTGGCCAATCGGTAAACAGCAGATCAGCTGGTCCGGCGCCGCCAACCAGGGCCTGCAAGCGGCGTCTGCTGGCGACTGGACCGGTTTCTCCAACGGCAACCCGTGGTCGATCCTTTACTTCCCGCGATCCGCCGTGTTTCCGCCAACGGGCACCTATGTCATCTTCGACACTAGCGCCAATGGGACAGGGACTGGTTTCTGTATCAAGTACATCGCCAGCACGAGTTCGTTGGTCGTGCTGATCTCAAATGCCGGCACCCTCACCGTCAACTGGTCGTGGTCCAGCGTGTTACAGACGCCGGCTGTCCACGGCGTGCTCATCACTTTTGACGGCACCACGGTGGCTGCTTGGGATTGGGACGTCAGCCTCGGCTTGGGGACTAACTCAGGTGTGGGCGGTGGTTTTTCGTTGGGCGCCCCGACCAATCCGTTGACAGTAGGCTACTACAGCGGCGCCGTCTTAGTCGGCGACTTACCGGAATTTCTCTTCGTCCAGGGCGCAGCTGTTAACGCCGTGGACCGGCACGCGTTGTTCGCTTACGGAGAAGCTCGCGGGCATCCAGCCGGCTGGAACGGCAGTACGCCATCGACGTGGAACGAGTTGTTCCTGGACTTCGGCACTTCCGTAGCAGCTGGCGGCACCAACGGCATGACCTGCGTGTACGCCACGAGCGGGTTGACGCAGACCATCACCACTTTCACGAAGTACAGCGGCAACCCGATCACGACAGGCAATACCTGGGACATTTACGCTGCTTACTGGAACGTGTATTACAACGCGATTCTGGGCAGGTATGAAGCGCTCTACTCCTGCTTTGATAGCAACCTAGCAAACATGGGGTCTGCTTACGCATATTCGTCCGATGGCATCAGCTGGACTAAGCCCACGCTTAATCTGGCGAAGTACCCACCGTCATCGGGAACCACCACGAACAACCTGATTGACTGCAACACCAACGGAGAAGCCTACTACGTCGTCGGGGTGGTCTATAATCCAACCTGGACGCCACCATCGGCAACTTTGGTATCTGGCACGTTCAGCAATGGCACCGACTTGACCGCCAATTACTTCCCTGAAACCGGGTTGTGCTGGATACTCGGCACTGGAGCCGGTTCGTTTGTCGTCAGCGGTGGTACGGTGACTGGTCCCGGCAGCAACGCGACCCTAACTGCCTGGATTGAAGTTGGTGTTGCTAACTACAATTTTAGTATCCAGATAATCGTACAGAGCGACGGAGCCGCTTATGGATTCATGCTCCGTTGGACCGATTACCAGAACTACCTGCTCCTCGTTCCTGCACAGGTGTCGGGCACGTTTATCCTCTACGAAGTTATCAATGGCAGTTTCACGTCTTTGACCTTCGTCGCTGCCGGCAGTCTTGTTGTAGGTCAGTATTGCACAATCGCAGGTTCTTTGAATGGCAACGTCATAACTGCGACCTTGACTCAGGGTGTCAACAGTTACCCGCTGACGTGGACGACTTCTCAATTTGCTGGCTCGACGAAGGTGGGCCTGTACAGCTACAACGCATCGACATATCGTGTCCTCAGCGTTACCACCATCAGCGGGACGCATCAGCCGAAGTACCTGTTCAGTTGTGGGCCAAACAGCGGGCTCGGTGTGGACGTGCAGTACATCGTGCAGCACGACGACGGCACGTTCGATTTAGGCAATAACCCCACGATATTCGGGATCACGACTTCAACGTACATCGCCGACGCACTCACATTCAGGGCCAGCGGCAAGCCGTTTATCTATGCCCAGTACCTTAATAACAGTCAGCAGGAGCAGCGTTCGCTGGGCATCTACACCTGCGCTACGTCCAACCCGTCCCACGCTTCCAACTGGTCGGGGCCGTTCTTGCTGATCGCCGGTTCGGGGAACTACCAATACTACTCGGCGTGTGCTCCGTACAAGCGTGGGCGTCTTTGGGTGGTGCCAATCACGATATTCTCGCGGGCGGTAGACGCGAACGGGACAACGGATATGTCCCTGTATGTCTCACCGGACGAAGGTTACAGCAATGTTCTTGTTGAAGACCACTGGATTCCCAACGGTGTGACCGGGCCGGACACCAAGGTGATGTACGGCACCAGTGGTTACTTCAACATCGGCGGTCAGATTTACATTTGGTACAGCGGCGGCACCGTGTCTCACGATGCTGGCACAGGCTACGATAACCAGCTGTGCCTTGGATTCATCCCCTTTGACAGGTGGCAAGCACTTGCTCCATCAGGAGCGAATGGCTCTGTGACGTGCAGGGCGATGTATCAATCAGTGGCCAACGTCAACGCCATAGTGGTCAACGCTGACGGCACGGCGGGCAACATCACGGTGGCATTGCTCGACCCGCAGGGAAATGTCATCACTGGCTTTGGTGACGCGCAGAGTACGGTGGTCAGCGCAGGCACGACGGGTACGACGATAACGTGGAATGGGAGCACGTTGCCAGCTGGACTATACCGTCCCCGATTCAAGACGAACGGCGGCAACCTGTACTCCTACAGTGTGCAGCAATATGCCCCTCCTGCAAGCGCTGGTATCGGTATGGGTGCTTCTATGTCGTACTGGTGGTAACTGATGGCACGGTATAGCCTAGACTTTGTCGCAGCCAGCAACCAGTACACATCGCTGGCCAATGGCGGTATATTCAGCAGTACCACACTGACTCTCGGCTTTTGGTTCAAGCTAAGCGCTCTGGGAGTCTTGCAATTCATTTATTGTCAGGACGGATACCTTAGCGTGCGAGTCACAAGCGGCAACGTGCTCGAAATGGGGTGGGACGGCTCCAACGTCGATAATGGCACCACGGTACTGACGACCGGGGTTTGGTACAACGTGGTCGCTGTGGCCAACGCTGGCACTCAGGTGGTGTACCTGAACGGTGTTTCTGAAATCACCAGTTCAAGGGCTGTGGATACAACGCATCATAGTGTCGGCAATTTTGGCCAGTCAACCAGCTCTTCCTTCTTCTTTAGTGGAAAGTTGTGGGACATCTTCGCCACGTCAACCGCCCTGAGCAGCACGCAGGCGGCGAACATCTACAACGGGACATTGAACCCAAACACTTTGGGCAGTCTGCTGGGCCTGTGGGAACTTACCGAAGGTCCGGGGAATACGACGACGGTGGACGGCAGCGGCAACAGCGACACGATGACGCTGCACGGCGGCATTGTTTGGGACGGTGACGCTCCATTTAACCCGATAGGTGCTCCGTTCGATGCAGCTTCCAATTCTGGTTATCAGTCTGCGTCGTCTTCCTATACGTGGATGCACACCTGCACCGGGGCCAACGGTTTTCTAGCCGTGGACGTGGAGATATTTTCTGTGCCCGGCACCACGGTTACAGGCGTCACTTACAACAGTGTATCGCTCAGCTTGATAGGTGCCCAGAACGTAGTCAGTGGAACGGGACGGGTGGAGTGCTGGGGTCTGGTTGCTCCAGCGACTGGTACGCATACCATCGCCGTTACCCTCTCCGCTTCGGTGGCAAGCGCCGGCACGGCTGCCAGTTACTACAACGTCACTCCATCCACGCCAACAGAAGCCTTTGCCGGCAATAGCGGAATAAATTCAGGTGTTGCCACTCCCGCGACGGTGAACATCACCACTGTCGCCGATAAGGACACTGTTCATTCAGCTGTTGCTGCCGGTCAATCGTCGGCGGTTACCGCACATACTGGTCAGATCAGCCGCAACATCGTGTTCGGTACTCTAGGAAATGGGGCAAATTCGGACGAGGGACTTGTGCCGGCATCTACTGTCGTTACGATGCAGTGGGACAACATAGCAATAACGGCAGCTTGGGCAATTGCGGGGTATGGGTTGGTTCCGTATTCAGTACCAGCTAATCCACAACCCGGTTACGAAGATGCTACCAACATGATGCTGGAACACTATTGGTAAGTCCTTTCCAATAGAATCCATTGGAACCGACTTGAGGTAATTATGTCAACAAAACGTGAAGGCTATTTACTAATTGACCACACGTTTAGTCCAGGTCTCACGCCTGAGATGCTGCACGCTGCGGGCATAGCTGGCCCTGCCGTTGGCGCTGACAAAAGGGGTGAGTTCGCCACGGTGACGTGCGCACATTGTTCGTCCTGTGTCATCCTTAACCCATTGCGCACGCGGGCGCGGGAATATTGTCCCAGATGTGATGCGTATGTCTGCGATGTGTGCGCGGTTGCAATGGCGCAAACCGGCGTTTGTTGCAGCATCGATAAACTGCTGGACTTTGTGCAGGAGCACAATTCTCGGCTTGAAGATAAGGGCATTCCAGTGACTTGTTTGCCTAACCTGTCGCCCTTGTTGACAAAAGTATCCTTAACCGTACCAAAATCGCCCCTTATCCTTGGAGAGTGAACAATGGCAAAGTGGACCTACGCATCATCAACCTGGACGCCGACCGCCGTTGCGGACAATGCCAATTTTACCGCGGCTGGCTACATGGCACTCCAGGGTGGCTCAACAACGCAGCGCATCGACGTCCAGGAAGTATACATGGGTGGCCAAGCTGGTGCATCAGCGCCCACCTTCATGGTACTCGCCCGTGATAGCACCGTCGGCGCCACGCTTTCAATCGCCAACTCTGGATCTGGCACAGGACCACTCGATCCGGCAACGGCGGCGCTGGGCGCTCCACCTGTCGCCTTTGACACGGCGACAACGGAACCCAAGCGGGCAGTACCATCGACCACCGGAGCGCGCCTGCAATTGTCCTTCAACGCTTTCGGCGGCATCGTGCGCTGGGTGGCGCCACCCGGCGGCGAGTTCCGCATGCTCGGAAACGCCGCGTCGTTCGGTGAAGTGTCGCTGTCAGCTTTTACAGGGGGCACGCCCGGTTTGCTCGGCAGTCACCTTGTATATGAGCCGCTGGCTTTGCTGTTAAGCGTTGGTGTTGCCGCACTTGCGTCATTTTCGGCTTTCGTATAGCCAACGATGCGACTTTGTTGCATGATAGTCTTCAAGGGGGATTATCATGCAACAGAAGTGTGGCATCTACGCCATTGAACAGACAGGAACCAGCAATAGGTACATCGGTAGCAGCAAGCGCATCAAAAGCCGATGGCACCAGCATCGAAAGTTGTTGCGAAATGGCAAGCATCACTCGCCGCGCTTGCAAAATTCTTGGAGCAAACACGGTGAGGATGCTTTTGCATTCGTGGTCGTTGAGGAATGTGACAAGGCCGACTTGCTTGCCAGAGAGCAACATTACCTGGACACCGCCAAGCCAGTGTTCAATGTGTGTCCAAAGGCACGGTCAAGAGAAGGATCCAAATACACGCCGGAGCAACTTGAGAGAGCGAAAGCGATTCACGGCGCCCGCGCCGCCCTGATTACCCACTGTCCAAAGGGGCACGAATACACGGAGGCGAACACTTATAGCAACGCCAAAAGTAAACGCATATGTCGGACATGCAACACGATTCGCGTTAAATCTGTCTATGCCAGCGAAACACCGGAGCAACAGGAAACTCGCCGAGCAAGGGCTAATAATTACTATGAGCGCACGAAACACATGACAGCCGAAGCCATGCGTGCTTATGCAGAAGCGCACCGGGAAGAAAAACGAGAGTACGACCGTTCCCGTCGTGAAATAACCAAGGAACAGGCACGCCAACGTCGTGCGGCCAGGACGCCAGAACAACGGGAAGAGTCCATCGCACGAAAGAGGGAAGAGTATGCTGCAAACCTTGGCAGGCCACTGATTCCACAGTGCGACAGGATGACTGATGATGTGCGAGCAAGAATCAGTGCAACATTGAAGGCGAAAAGAACAACACATTGTCCAAACGGTCATCCCCGCGATGATGTTCATTTACGCGTCACGAATTCGGGCAAGATTGAATGCCGAACGTGCCGCAACGAGCGAAAAAAAGCAAAGCGAGTAGCCAGCGAGGTATAGGTGGCAACCCCGTGGCGGCGAAGGTTTTACCAGTGGTTCGAGCAATCCAATCTGCTTGTCACGACACTGGCATCTACTGCGATGCCCTTCGTGCAGGCAGATTGGCCGAATCCCCGCGTACCTTCGCAACCGCAAGAGAACCGTGGATTCATTCGCGGCGCCAACGTCCAGTTGATAGGACAGGACCAATTCTTCGGTGCTGCTGGGCAGGCACCAGTCTACGATTGGCCGAATCCACCAGTTCGTCCACGAAGCCTGACCGTATTCAACTACAGCAACATGGTGCTGGGTGCTGCGGTTCCAGCGCCATTCTCGCAATCAGATTGGCCGAATCCGCCACGGCGAAACACAGTTCAGCCAGACTTGCCGCCCAATCTGCTGACGACGACATTCTTTGTTCCACCAGCCGCCCCGTTTTACCAAACAGACTGGCCGCTGCCGCAGCGACAGCGCTATCCCATACTTTCAGATCCGCCCAACCTGCTGACGACGGTAGACTTCGTTGCGCCACCGTCGCCTTTCTACCAACTGGATTGGCCAAATCCCCAACGTCCACGCTATCCGATTCAGCCAGAATCGCCGCCAAATCTACTCACGACGCTCTTTGTATTCGCGCCGTTCCATCAGGTGGATTGGCCGAACCCGATGCGTCCGCGATACCCGATAATCACCGACCCGCCCAATCTGTTGACGACCACGTTCTACGTCGCGCCGGCGCCGCCGTTCCATCTGACCGAATGGCCGCTGCCATTGCGGCCCCGTTATCCGATACAGCCAGAGCCGCCGCCCAACTTACTGACGACGACGACCTACGTTGCTCCACCAGAGCCGTTCTACCAGCTGGACTGGCCGCTGCCGATGCTGCCGAGACAACCGCAGGAGAATCAATTCTTCGTGCATGGCCTGAACCTGGAATTGCCGGTTCCCATATCAAGTGCCAAGGTGATATTCAAACTGCGAGTCAGTCAAGGCAACTTGTTCAACCTTGAAGTGGATCCACCACAATGAGCATCTACAACCCACTGGTATTCTTCCAAGGGGAAGACATCCAATGCAACTGTACCGTGGTGCCGTCCCCCATCGACATCACAGGATGGACCATCGCCGCCACGGTGACGGACAGGCCGGGTGGTTCGGTGCTGGCATCGACGGCATCGAGTCCTGCTACAATTGCAGTGACCATCACCAACGCGCCGATGGGGCAGTTTCAGGTCAGCATCCCACGGTTGACAACGCTGACGTTCCCCGTGGGTGACCAGTATTGGGAAGTGCGGCGCGTGGACAACGGCGGCAACGCGGTACTGACGAATGGCAACGTGGCGGTGCAGCGCTCGGCATCGACGGGGGATTGACGATGACAACTTCATCCGAGTTGCTCCAGCAAGCCAAGGTCCGCTTTCAAAGCGGCGAACGCAACCACCGCGATACGCTGCTGGCCGTGGGGCACACGCTTCACGATTTCGTGCTGGCCTTCCTCAAGGAAGGCGACGGCATGCCTCCGTGGACGCGGCTCAAAAAGTCGCTAACTCGGAAGCGAGCGATCCAGGTAGCCGCTGAATCATTGGACGTATCGTGCAAAACTATCAGGGAATTGATAATTACGTCGCAGGCCGCCGAGTTGCTTGGCTGTGACCTGTCCTCAAGCACGATCTCGCATGCTGCCATCCGCTATTTCCAGGTGTTCATCGAGCGCTGCCGGGGAACACGCAACAACGAAGTCGAGAACGTATCCTCCCATGAAACCTGGCGGATAAAGGAAGGCGACGAGAAACGGGCCAAGACGCTTTTTCGGCGTGCGGTCAGCGAAAATTGGGGCGTAATCAAGACGATGGGCGAAGTGCTCAACACGCACAAAAGCCCGTATTCGCGGCAATCGTCTTTTCAAAAACGCCGCGCCGAACAGGAGGATCGGTCTTTCCAGGAGTCGCTGACCAAGGCCGTTGCCAAGGCTTCTCCCGGTGACGTGGCCGAAATGTGCATCGCACTGGTCGAGCAAGCCGAGGAACCGCATGAAGTGGCCGTGCGGCTTGTGGGCATGCTGGAGAGATTCTTACCCAAGAAGAAAAGGACGGTTGCGTGATTCACTTTCCACGAACCAGCACGGGCATACCGGATTTGCTGGCCATCGGGCGCCCGGTTTGCAACGTCATCTACTGGCCTGTGTGGGCCATGTGGAACCTGTCGCTTTTTGTGTACGCGCTGGTGCTCGACCACAGAAGCAACGATTTTTAATCACCCAAGGACAACGCCAATGGCCGACGCGACCGACTTCCTCCAGACGATCTCGATGAAGCTGGAGTCAAACTACGAGATTGCCGGCGGCCGCGTGGGCGCGCTGCCGCCCGGCATCTGGGCGGCGCTCCTGCAAGCTGCCCTGGCGGCCCTGCAAGCGTTCCTGGGCGGCGGTGCCGGTGGGTTGTGCCCGGTGGCGCCGACGCCAGCGGGGGTTATTGCCGGCGCCAAGGCCAACACACTGGGCGCCTACCTGTTCGTGCGGCGGCAGATTGCCACGCCGCTCAGGGAAGACTACGGACTGGGGGCGTTCCTGAAGTTTAACGGTGACGCGATGTGCCGATCCGTGCTGGCGACGGCGGGGAGCGCCACGGAGGAGGAAGTGGTGCAGGTGGCGGGTTTGGCTAACTGAAAGGGTGCGGCAATGGTACTCAGTATAGACGAAGTGGTGCGGATCTTCATCTGGCTCCTGGCCGTTGGCGGCATTTTTGGCCTGATGTTTTTCTTGACTTTTTACATCAGCAGGCAGTTCCCCGACGTCGAGCCGTGGATGCGCATTGTGCGCGTGGCGCTCGTCATCCTGGCGGTCTTTGTGGCCATCGGTTTTCTTTTGGCCCTGATAGGCCACCCCATCATCAGGATAGCGTGAACCACAAGCGAGAGCGGCACCAGGGAGGGCAAACGGTGCCGCCTGGTTGAAACCCACTCGCCGGTCAGTGGGTGGGAAGGCCGGCACTTTTAGAGTGGACAATGCTGTGCTTGCGCTGCAATGAGCAAGAGGCGAAGCCCAAGAGCCAGCTGTGCCAGGATTGCGCCGGCAAGCACGGGAAGCGCATCTTTGGCAAGGCGGAGCCGCAGGGTTGGCACCCACCGCAGGAGGCGCCGAACGCTGCCGAATTCACGGGAGCGGGTTCCCACGAAGTGACGTACACTCCGGAACAGGACGCGTGGATTCGGGCGGCGATTGAGTACCGGAGCAGACGTGGCGTCAAGTTCATGCACGCCGTACATTGGTTGGAGTTGGCTAGGGAATTCTTCGGGGTGAAGTGATGTCCGACGTCGTGTGGCAAGCCCTGATCGGTGCCGTGGTGGCGTGCTACCTGGGATACCTTCAGACCAAGACACGCAACGCGGTCAAGGACGGTGCCGACGACGCCAAGGTAGCCGCAGGCCAGGCGGCATCCAAAGTGGGCGATGTGAAGAAAACGCTTGAAAACCGCTCTGATATTCAGGATGCCAAGCTGGACGCACAGTCGGCAGTGCTCGACAAGGTTCACATGCTGGTCAACAGCGGTATGGGAGTACAGTTGAAAAGCAACATGGAGTTGACCCGTTGGAAGGCAACACAGACTGGATTGCCCGACGACCTGGCGGCGGCAGTAGCGGCAGAGTCGTTGTACCGCGATCATATTGCCAAGCAACTCGTGGTAGACCAAAACGAAGCAGCAATGAAGACAGTCCAATCGTTGGCTCCTAAGGTGTAAATCGTGTACAGCAGCACCGGCCTTTACGTTTTCGTCAGCATCATCATCGCCACCGTCCTGACGCTTCTCCTGGACTGGTTCTTGTCCGCCAACAACTTCCGCACCATCACGTCATGGGTGCGGCAGTACCCGCTGCTGGGGGTGCCGTTCATCGCGCTGCTAGGGTGGGCGATTGTGGGATTGACGCTGCACTTCTGGGGGCATGGTGGGCCGGAAGGGCGGCACATGATGCTGAAGTAAATAAGAAATGGCGGGAGCTTTTGATGGCTCCCGCCATTTGATGTTTCAACCACTTCGTTTAGATGCTCAGCACGTAGCTGTCCAACCCGCTCTTGCTCTTGACTCGCACGGTCAGCTTGCCATGCCCGTCCAGAGCGATACCGTTGGCGTTCCCTTCCGCCATGCCAGCAATCTCCGACTGCCGCGAGTGAGCTTCAATCACACTGCGGATCCTGTGGTATTCGGCGCGGAGCGTTTCGGGGAAGATGGCCGCGCCGCTCATCCGCGACTCACGCGCTGCCGCGATCACGAAGAATACGCCGCCGCCATGATGCGAAAACTTGTCAGACTGCCAGTGACACGGCTTCAGGCAAATGGCGTCCACCTTGCACCACCCCGGCGTCAATCCCCACTGGCTGGCAGGCGAGCCGCCGTGCCAGAAATACTGCGCCACCGGGTTGCGCGGTAGGTTGGGTAGTCCGTCCCACTGGATGATGGCCGGCGCGTCGGCGTTGACGGCGGTGGTCAGGCCGTAGAAGGGCAGGTTGCCCCATCCAAGCTGTACCTCGATTTCCAGTGCATCCGGCAGCACCGTATCACGGAAATGATTCCATCCCATTGTCTTGGCGGGCAACTCGACTTCCTTGATAGCAGTGCCGCCTTTTCCCTTCAGATGGTCGAACGCTCCGCCTTTGGCCTTCGCCGGTGCAACCTCTTCCGTCCGTGGACGCCACAGGGCCGTCACCTCGTCCAGCCGCGCGAACCGACGCGCCAACGCACCCTCGCTCTGGAGTTTGGCCATGATCTTGTTGGCCGCGTCGATGGCGCCATCTTTCGGTGGCGCTACCGGCCGCTGATACTTGAGCGGGTGCATCTTTGCGTCCCACCGCGACTTGATCGTCTCGAACGGCAAACCCTGCACAACGTCATCCAGGAGCGTCGAAATCATCGTGCTGCGGACGTGACACCAACCCGGCGGCGCCTTGGCGACGGCCAGCCACACCAGGTTGTCGCGCATCGGGCCGCGCAAGCTGGCAATGGACTGGTGCAGGGCCAGCAGCCACTTGGCGACGCCCAGTGTCTTTTCACTGCGGTCAACGGCGTCGGCTTCCAGGACGCGCACAGCCTGCACGACGGCTTCGACGGGGAATTCGTCCAGGCCACGCTTGAGCGTGATGTAGTCCTGCGTTTTCTCAGCGGATTCCTGATCGGCGGTCTTCAGCGCGGACTTGAACACCGTGGGCGGCGTGCCGTGCAGGTGGGTCCAGGTCTGGCCGACGTACTTGGAGCCGACGCCGGCCACGTTGCTTGGCGTGCCCCAAACCTTATCGCCGTTGATGAAGACGCCGGTGACTTTGGCTTTCGCCAAGATGTTGCCGCACCGAACCGCGCTGTCGAGAAAGAAACGTGGAACATCGACGCCCCATATCAGCGACGTTGACGTTCTGCCATCGGCGTTGATTGCCGCCAACACGCCGTATTTCTCGATGAATCTCTTGCACCAACGGCAGTTGTAATACTGCCGGTGCTCTGCCGGAATCCCGGCAAGGTAGGCTTCCCACAAGCCTTCCGCGTTCGTGGTGAACAGCGGCTCCTGCGCTGACGCAATGCGGTCAGCAATCAGGCGCTCGAATTCCTTGTAGTAGTGGTCGTGATCGGTGTGGACGGTGGACGTGGTCAAGGACATGGCGCTTCCCCTATTGCTTGAGAAACGGGTTTGGAAAAGTCGCGACGGAAGGAATTGCACCCCCGACCTCACCGGCAATATCGGTGCGCTCTGCTGACTGAGCTACGCCACGAAACGGGAAGGCCCGCACAGTAATGATAGGCAGGACACGCTGGACGGACAAGGGTTCGCGGTAAATAAACCGATTGACAAACGCAGTACAAACGCTATACTGCCACGCATGAAACGCAAGCAGCCGCTCGACTGCACCATTATGGTCCGTGTGTCCAAGCGGATGCGGGACACCTTGAAAAACGCGGCAGAGAAGGCAGGGTTGAGCACGGCGGCGCTGATACGGCATGCTGCCCTGGAAAAGGCCAAGGAGATTTTGCACTACAAGGTAGTCTTCATGGTCGCAACGCTGTTCGCCGCTGCCGCCGCACCAGCCTTCTACCGCCAAGCCGCGCCCGCTTACCAGCACGCCAGCGAGAACGATGCACTGGCGTTGGCACTCACCGACGTGATGACGATTCACGCCGACTTGCGTTGCCACATTCGCTACATCTGGATCGCCAGCGGCGAGTTTGAAGACCTGCAAGCCGTCTCCTACGCCGTGAACCTTGTGAGCCGGGGAAGCATTGGCAAACGCCCGGTGCCCGTCACCAACGGCAAGGTGCTGCTGGCGCGCATCGACCTGCGCGACTACGCGCCACGGGATGAAGACTATCGAGAATGGGCAGCAGCATTTGAAGAAATGAGATTCGACCCACGGTTCTCGTTGCTTTTGACCAAAGATACACTCCAGTTCGCCGGCGCTCTGGTTGCTGGCAAGATCCCAACGCGAAAGAAGACCGTCACGAAGGTTCTCAAGCAGAACAAACTGGTCACCGTGCCGCCGTTCGTCCACACGGACGGCAAGACGTATACACAGCGTTGGGAAGATGAAACCGTTACCGAAGTCGTCACCGTCACGGGGCTGGACAACGGGGACGTGCTGAGACTCGTGGGCGAGCACATTGACCCACGGTTGATGGCGGCGCTGGTGCATGAGACGCAATCGGAAGCGCCGGTGGTGAACCACGAATACTTCGTGTTCCGCGCTTTGTCGAGCATCCAGGATGACGGGGTATTCAAGACCATCTGGAGCGGCCTTTACTATGAGCTGGTCGGCATCAAGGAATCGAAACAAAAAGGCATCACGGATGAAGACCTGTTCCTGTTCCGCCTTGGCGTAGGCAGTGCCACTTCGGCTGGCAATGCCGCTCAAAGGGCTTTTGAAGAAAACCGCCCTGAAAACAGGGTGGCCGTGTTCCGTTCCGGGGTGACAGGCAGGCCAAGGCGTGCCGATGCTATTCCCACAAGGGCGTCTCGCCCGTCTGACGGTCAAGCCGTCGTGATCGTGACGAGGGACGTGAAGCAGAAGCAGATTGACATCGCCCGTGACGCCATGCTCAATCTGCTTTCGTTCGTCGATGACGCCCGTGAAGTCATCGCCACGAATCAGTTCGGACTGCATACCTTCGCACTGTTCGATGGAAATGGAAAGTTGCAACGTGAAGTGCCACCGGACGTCGCAAACGACTCGACCGTGCCTTCGCCACACCCCCAGCGACTCCAGCCAGCGATTGGTTGTATCCGATGCCACCGCTCCGACGATGGGTGGCGCACGCTCACCAACGACGTCATGTCCCTGGTGAAAGGCTACAAGGGACGCGGCGTTGACATCCTTGGCGACATCAGCGGCAAGGGAACGCAGGCCGACGTGGTGAACCGGCTCGCTGGCCTGTACGCTGGCGACTTGGAACTTGCAGCGCTGCCAGCGGCGCGGGACAATTACGCGAGAGCCATTTTGAAGGTGACGGGGCCGTGGAAGGCGAGCAAGACCCAACTGGACGTGGTGAAGTTGGCGGGGGAGCGCATCGGGGCAATCTATAACAAATGGTATGAACTGGCCGACGCACGGCGGGCGTGCAAAGACCTGGGCATCCCGTTCAAGAACCGCAACCACGCTGCTGAGCAACTGAGCAAGTACCTGCCACCCGTGGGACCAGCGGAAGACGCACGCATCGCAGCGCTTTGGACACCATCGGTGGAAGGAATCAACGCATCGCAGTATTGGCTCGTCTTTTCGTTCATGGCAAAACGGGTGCAGGTGGCGCGGGCATCGTTGCCACCGGAACCGCAACAGGAACAGTTGAAGACGAAACCGGAAGAAACGCTGACCACACAACCAAAGGTGCTTAAATGACCGCAAGTTTCGAGCAAAGCATCGCCAACGCCATCAACTGCCACAACATGGAAAATGGCAGTAGCACTCCCGACTTCATCTTGGCGACGTATCTCAAGCAATGCCTGTACGCTTTCAATCAGGCCGTGCGGGCGCGGGATAAATGGTACGGCAAGGATGACGGCGAAGCCAAGTCGCCGCCCGTCACCAAAGCGCGGCCGACGATTGCCGAGTTGGAAGAAATACTTGACCGTGCTGATGAAGGACCGCCGGTACAAGTTATGCCCGATGGTAGTTGCGTGGCAGACGATTATCGCCCATCAGTGCCGCCAGTTTCGTGCTTGAACATGGTGCCATCCGAGAAAGCCCTGCACATTGCCGCCCGCATCTGGTGCGACCAGGACATGCGCAACTACGTCATGGACGCCAACGCGGCCACACGGATTGCGAACATCATCGACGAAGAAATCTTGCAGAAACAACCAACGAAAGGATAACAACAATGGCCGCCACACTCATCCGCGCCCCCATCGCCACCGAACCGTCACCAGACGACACGTTTGCCACCGAAGTTGCCAACATACTCGGCTATACGGCACTCGAAAAACAAGTGGTGCCCAGCACGCTGCGGGAAGTGTACCGCAAACTCGACATCGCACCGTTCACGCCGGAATCGGTGCGTGAGTACCAGGAACGCATGGTGCGACAAACGATTGGTAGCAAGATTGGAAACGACAGTCCATTCGTGGTTTTTCTTCTTGCCGTCACTTTGGTTGGTTCGGTGCTTGGCGCTTTGACAACAGGCTATTTCTGTTTGATTTGCAACGGCATGCTGAACGAGAACTTTGACTTGTACGCCACGCAAATCGGCGTAGCCAAGTTCATGGCTTCATTATTCATGACCGCGTTGGTTTCATTTGTCACCGCTCTGGTCATCAGCGGACCAAAGACGGAAGCACGATGGGTTATGCGCCCACTGACGGAATATGGCGTATCGAAAGGCATAGTGCCGACTTTTGCCTTGCAGACTGCTATGGACATCAAGGCGCTCGCTCCAGAAGTGTGCGTGTTCGTGGAATACATGGAAGTGTCGCGTCTTATCAGGGATCCAGACCCGTTTCTTGTCATCCGACTCAATGGGCACCTGGACTACTTGGAAGTGTGGTCGGAGCCGAACTTCAAAGCCGAAAGGAAGGTGTGAACCATGAATCATATACATCCTATTCTTGGGCTAATGTGGCTCGGCGCTGCTGGCCTGTTTCAGTTTTCGATTTACTTTCAGCAACCGCCGTCCTTGCAAGATGTCGGCACTGCTGCGACCATAGCCAGAGCGTATGCTGCCGCTGCGCAAGAAAAGCTGCACGCCGCCAAGGCAGCTTACGACCTCGCTGCGAAAGAAGCCGAAGTTGCTGATCGCAAGGCCAATGTCGCCGAAGCCGACTACCGCACCGCTCTGGCCAAGGAAGCCGCCGAGCGTGCAGCTGCCGCCCATGCGCTGGCGAAACAGGCGGACGCCGACAAGGCGATGGCCGAAAAACTGGCCGCTGAAGCGCGGGCCAAGGTGGACGGGACGGCGGTTGCTGGTCCGCCGCTGGGGAAGGGTGACAAGGCGGCGGTGCCCGATGTAAAGAAGGAGTTGCCCCCTGAACCGGGGACCATCGTGGTGACGGTGGCGGCGGATGCGACGGTAACGATTGGGGGGCAGAAGACGTCGCTTTCTGGTGTGGAAAGGGCGTACAAAACGCCCGACCTGGAGCACGGCAAGGATTTCGCGTACACTATCGCTGTGACGGTCAACGGGAAGACTGTGGAGCGGCAAGCGATAGTCCGGGCGGGCAAGGAAACACGTCTGGACTTCACGACCACAAAGTAAAATGAGCAAGGAAATGGAAAAAATCATGCGAGAAATCACACAAGCGGAAGCAAATTCCAATGTCATGGGCGAGTATCCGCCAAGCCGCGGCAAATACCGCGACGTTCCTAGTCGCGACCTGGCAAAAGAACGACTTCAGAAAATCGTCGCCGACAAGAGGCGTGAGTTGGCAGGATTGGAAGAACTGCTGAAGGTGGCCGATAAGTGCGAAGACGGTTCTCCGCTCGAAGAAGTTCTGCACAGGATGCTGTGCAACCAACGCAACTATCTGTGAAAGGACCACCATGCGAGAATTAACCAGCCACAAGGTCAACCGCGTCAACGATGGCTTGACGGTCTGCGCGACCGATGAGCGTGGCCACAGTAACGCCAACCACGTCTATGAAATCGAGTGGGGCAACACCGATGGGCATGACATGACGGGACACGATCAAAGGAAGGTTGTCATACCGTTCCAAAATGGACCTATCGCCGAAGTGGGAACCAACGGGGTAACTCACGAAGCATTATTGGCTATTCTTGCAGATCGCCTTGAAGGTTTTGAATCTGGCCAATATTCCTGTTTTGAAAACCAACAAGCCCTGTATCACGTCCGCGAGGCCATTGGCTGGCTGAAGCATCGCACAGAAAAGCGGCTCGCCCGTGGTGTTGAAGGCACCCATACCGTTTGAAAGGAACCCCATGCGTAAACTGATTCTCCTGCAACTCCTCCGCGTCGGCCTGGTGTTCGCCATCATCGCCGCCGTCGCCAGTGTGATGGCAACGTGACGGCGGAATTGCTAGGATAAACGAACACGCCGAGCGATGTGAACGCCCGGCGGGTTCTGCACAACAAGGCATTAGGAGTGCCAAGTCATGCCACGTCATCGTATCGACGACGCGACTCTTCTGCAAAAGATAAAGGGCAGGGTCGTTGTCAAAGAAAATGGATGCTGGGAGTGGTCAGGAGCAAAATTACCACTTGGTTACGGTCTTGTGTGTGTCGGCGGCAACAAGAACGGATATGTCCATCGAGAGATGTACAGAATCCATTATGGTGACCCAGGAAAAGGCCATGTTTGCCATCGTTGCGACAATCCGCCATGCTGTAACCCTGAACACCTTTTCCTTGGAACGCACCAAGAAAATGTCGCAGATGCAGTTAAGAAAAACAGGATGCACCCTGGAGAGAAGCATGGCCTAGCGACCATAAGCGACGACAAAGCCGTTGCTATCTACGAAGACCATGCCAAAGGCATGAGAAGTTGCGAATTGGTTAGGAAGCATGGCGTACCTAGGCACATTGTCTACGCTGTTGTTTACCGCAAAGCATGGAGAAGTGCCACTGAAGAAGTTGTCCAAAAACACGCGAAGGAGAAATTCTTTGAAGAATCTCTTGGCAGTTTTGTTCATCTTGACCTTTTCGCCTATTTGCCTGAGCCAGTATAGCAACGGCTACACCACGCCGAGCGGTTACACCTACCGCGACAACTACTGGTGGTACGGAAACCAAGCGTATTCCCGTTCGCCATACACGACAGCCAGTTATTACAGCTGCGGCGTGTACTACCCAGGCTACTCCGGCTACGCCTACACCCCGGTCCAGGTGGTCTACGTTCAACCGCCAGCGCCAGCCACACCAACCATCCAGTACACGGAGAACTGGCGCACTGAGTTCCTGAAACTGGACGCCGCCCTTGCCGATAAGGTCGCGTTCAATCAGGCTATCGCTTTGCTCTCTGCCAAGTACGGCACCACCGTCGTCGGCAGCAGCGTGACCACCATCCCCTACGGTTACTCAGGGAGTTACACGAATACATACGGCGCTACGGCGGGGACGCTGTACGCATCGTCGTTCGCCCAGCTACTCGGCAGTTACTCGGACAACAACGTCGCCCAACTCTACCAAATGGCCGCCCAGTTCGGCGCCGGCACCGAACGCCTGCACAGCGCCGCCGTCACGGGGTTCCAGCAGCTGGTCGCACAGGAAAGCCAGAACCGCGCCCAGGTCGCTCAAATTTTGGCAGTCGCCGAACTCCTGAAGGCCGTTAAAAACAACCCCAGCCAGCAGACCTTCACCTTCCGCGTGGGACCAGCGGGTGTGGAGAAGATTGGCCCACCTGAACCGGCGGCGAAGGGGAACGGCAAAGAGGACCAGGTGAAGCTCTGGCAAGATCGGTGGGCAGCGGTTGCCG